GCGCTTCGAGCTTATACCCGCAGTCACGGAGGAGTATGTCGTACACCTCAAGACCAAAGACAAGGTTAAGACGCGCACCGTACAACTTCCCATCACCTACACCTGCGACTTTCAGTATATCAAAGACGGAGAGTTGGTCGTCGAGGACGTGAAGCCATCACCCAAAATACTGCCTAAAGAGTTTCTATTGAAGAAGAAAATGATGCTGGCGCTCAAAGGTATTAAGGTAAAGATGATATATGATGCCGCAGAGTGTATTTGACTTGTAAAAGTCATTTTTAATTCGTATCTTTGTTACTCCAAAAATAAACAAACAAAAATCTTACTGCTATGAAATTCATTGTGAACAAGGTTGCTTTTATCAAGGACCTTGCTGTAGGAGGCAGCCTTGCCGGACGCTACAAGTCCATGCCCGTGCTTGATTGTGTCAAAATCGGAATCTTTGACACCTATGGAGAGATCGTAAGTTCAAACATCGAGAGTACGATACGCAAGCGCTTTGATCTCGTGTCCCCGTCAGAAGGTAGTATGGCTTTCTGTGTCGAATACGACACATTCTACAAAGTGATGAAGTCACTGCCTGCAGGCGATATTTCCATAGATGTGAAAGACGCAATCATGTCTATATCTCACGCAAATGGCGTTATCGAGATACCGGTATCAGACGTCAAGTCATTCCCCGAGGAGCCGGAGCTGAAGGCTGACGGTCAGTTTGACATTGATTCCTCTCGCCTTCTTGATTGGGCCTCCATATCGCAGGATTTTGCCGCCAGCGACGAGCTTCGGCCCGTTATGAGCGGAATGTACCTTTATCGCCGGGCCGACGAGGTAGGCTTCTGCGCTACGGATTCGCACTCTCTCATCACGGATAATATGTCGGACGGCATAGAGCTGGGAGACGTGGGTATCATTGTCATCCGCACGTCGCTGCCTGCCTTATCGAACATCTGCAAGTCCGGGGCTATGATACGAGTATCTTACAACAAGAAAAAGGTTCGCTTCATAGGCTTGGACGGAACAACGCTTTCATCTACCATCGTAGAAGGTGCATATCCCAACTTTAAGGCCGTAATTCCGCAGGGAGGAAAGTTCTCGTTGTATGTGGATAAAGAGGCCATGAAAGAGGCTCTTACACGCTCTACGACGTGCATTAACAAGTCCACGTGCGACGTTGTGCTATCTATCAGCAGCGAGAACATCAAAATCGAGACGTCGGACACGGACTTCAATAAACATTCTGTGGAGAATATCCCGTGCCGATGTGGCGGAGACGTCAAGGTGCGGCTTAATGTGAACAAACTACTCAACTGCATCGGAGCCATAGCATCCAAAGAGGTTAATATTGTCGTCACGGACAATACGCGCCCCGTGATCTTCAAGGATGCCGCAAGCAACAACAAAACGGTACTCCTCATGACCATGACCATGTGATGTTACTGACTATGATATACTACGAAGAGTTGAAGAAGGAGCGCGATAAGAGCCGTGAAGCTCTTGCCCGCATGAAGGAGATAGAGAGGTCACAGAAATCCATGTTCAAAAAAGTCCTCGGGGATGGTACGGTGGTTTTCTGCAACAAGGAGAAGAACCTCGAACGTTATGACAGCGGCAGATGCCGCCTTTGGTAAAAGACGAGAGGGGCACGACATCGCGTCGAGCCCCTCTTCCACAAACAAACAACCGCTATCTATTGAAGTAATCCCAAACCTTGTCCTCCTTCATGTCGTCGTCATTGAACCAAAAGGCAATGGCATCAAGGATTATCTCATTCTCGTAGGTGTCCGGGTATCTCTTCTTCTTGGTCTTGCACAGATCGTGATACGAAGCATTCAATGCCACATATACATCCCAATCCGTGTACGACTTGGGAATCTCACCGCGGTGTGCGGCGATAACTTGATCTACCTGCGATTTTGTCCAATGCGCACCTTTGTACTCCTTGCCGTCTGATCCTATGTGGAACATCTTGTTTACCTGCCACTCGGCGAACTTCTGATTGTAGTGTCCTCCGTATAACACGCGGTAAATGGCCTTAATGGTCTCCCAATACAAATCCGGCTTGCTGGATTCCACATACTCCATAGCATCGGACACAATGTCAATCGTGTCCCACATTTTCTGTGTGCTGCCCGTGAAACTCTGCGGGTTTTCTTTGATAAGTTCTTTGATAGTCATATACTTTTAATTTTTGGTTGCCATATCGAAAAACTCCTTAAGATCGTCTTTGGTAAGCGTGATCTTACCGCTGTTAGGCATAATGAACGACGTGATGGCGTTCTTGCGGAATCGAAGTTCAACACGGCCTCTGCCCATAGAAATGTCGGCAAATCCGTTCATTACGTCTATGTCCTGCAAAGGCATTTCGTCGAAAATGGCCGACACCTCGTCGTACAGATTGGCGTCCAACTTCCCTTCTTCATTCAGAAGAAAAGCGCTGACAAATGTATTGTCGGTAATCTTTTCGTCTATGATGGCGTTTATTCCTCGCTTTATACGCGCAGATATTGTCGCCATCATGGGGTTTTTATCTACTATTTCGTCGATCTTTACCCCAATGAATTTCTTGATTATATTGCTTAACTCCTCCATAAACCTTGGTTGTTAGTTGTTTGTAATATCTACTGCTGGGGCTTGGCCGATCTCTTGGCCTTCGCCTGCTCACGCTGCCACTCCTCGAACTCCTTGAGCTTTCTTTCGGTATCTTCGACAATAAATTTCTTTTCCTTCTTTATGACCGAAAGCTGCCTTGTGAGGGCCTTTTGTCCGTCGGGTGTATTCTCCACTATCGGGCGCATGATACGCAGAAATTCGCGGTTCAGAATCTCTTGTACGGCGGCATAGGCGTCACGGTAGTCGTCATTCTCCGTCAAAGCCTTCTGCTGCATGGTGGTGAGGCTGTCAAACTCCTTGTCAATCTCATCCCATATCGGACTTGCGTTCTGCACGGGACGCTGCTGCTGTGCCTGCTGCCCCTGCTGTAATTGCTCCATCAGACGCCGCTCCTGCTCGCGTAACGCATTCAGATGAGCCTCTGCATTGCCATGACCATATTGATTGGGATTCGATAAAAGAGGGTCATTACCTCCAAGAAAAAAGTTGTTGTTTGCCATGTCTTTTGGTGTTTGTTGTTAAAAAAAAGAGGAGTATGGAGGAGCATATTCCTCCTCCGATACCCCTCACCCGGCATTCTTTTTAGGAAGCCGACGACGCCGACGCTGCCGTCGAGGTCGGGCACTGGCACGGGTAGTAGCTCCCGTAACCGGTAACCGTGGGCGTGCTGGGAAGCACAACCTGACCCTTGATGTTCCGGCAGTCGAGACGATCCGTGTGGTTGATCGAAGCCGTGTAAGCCTTGTCGATCTCGCACTGGATCAGACGATCTTGGTACGGACGAACAGCCTCGTTCACTGCTACCCGGGTCTCCAGGTTGCCAATGCGGGCGTTCAGGACGTCAAAACCGTCGCGCTGCGACTTATACAGGCCGAAGTCAGCGTCGATCTGCGACTTGTAAAGCTGGAATTTCTCGTTCACGTCTACCTCGCGGTGTGCGTACATCTGACGCTCGGAATTGAGCTGAAGCTGCCAGATGGTGTTGGTCAGAGCAACAGCGTCGTCGCAACTCTTCTCCCATGCCTCGAATGCCGTAGGCTGAGTCTGTCCGGCAACACCGGTGCCCATGTTGTTGATGTTTACATTCTCCGGCATACTGGACACCCAGCCTCCCCAGCCACGACGACCACCGAACAAAGCCAGAGCCGAAATGCCTGCGAGAGCAAGAGCCGGGATGCCTACGCCCAGCGCTTCGCCGTGCGTGGCGTAACGACTACGACGGTAGCAGTTGTCGTCATCGTGTACATAGATTTTCTCCTGTTCCATATTAAGGTACTTTTGCGCGGTCTTTAGTCTTTCCGCATTGACAGATCGTTGCAACTAATCTACTGCCAAATTACATCGTGAAATACGGATATACTATAAGATATTTATAATATTTATTTCAATGATATTCATATACTTACAAATATCATTTGATATGTTTGTTTAAGTGTGAAATAATTATTACATTAGCAACAAACACTTATGTATGGTGATCCCTAAAGACAAGAAGGAAGTAATAGATACGGTAGAGCCTATTGTAGTGTCTTACTTTGGTCTCGACTGTCAGTTTGATATTTATTGCCGACAACGCAATCAGAAGTTGGCTAATGCTCGATTCTGCCTATGGCACTACCTGCATTACAGCAAGGGGTTTACGTTGCTTGAAATTGCAAGGCAGTACGATCGAGCACGGCGCAATATATGCTTTGGCGTGGCTAAAATAAAGTGCCGTATTGAGAAAGTGCCGTTTTATAAGGATATGTACGACGGGTTCATACAATGCCTTAACGATAATGGCATATCGTAAGAGTTTACCTATCGTATGAACTATGATATATGAACGCTATGCAATAAAAAAGCGGGACGATTCCTCGCCCCGCCCGACAAAGGGAATATAAGTGTCAAAATGCCACTTTAATGAATTTTCCTCCATACGGATGATCTCCGGATGCTATCACACTACCGAAGAAGCTGTTTATGCTTCTTAATAGCGCCGTTTGCGTCTTCAACTCTCCCAATATGGGATTCTGCATCGTGTCTTGGCTTGTTATGGCCGCTAAAATGCTTTTGAGTTGTGCATTGCTGTCGCTGACGAAAAAGCGCATGGAGTTAAGTATGCTTTCAAGCGCCAGCGCTGTTTCTTCGGTTACGGACTGAATGCCTTTGGACAGCCCCGAAAGGTCTGATTCTCCTACATCCATAGTCACGCCATATTGATCTGCCATCATCTTCAAAAACTCATTGAGCTTGGCAGATGCTTCCTCCGACAAGGCTTGCGCTTTTTGCCACTCCTCGACGGTAAATTCTCCGTCTTCGAGAGCATCGTCTATGTAGTCCATAACAGGCTCCATGTACTTTTCAAAAGCCTTCATCATCATCTGCTTCTTAAGTATGGTATCGAAATACTCGGCCCACTTGTCCTTAAGAGCGTCCAGCCCGTCACCGGTCTCTCTGAATGCGTCGAGCCACACATCTATAAATTCGGATGCTGCATCTTTCTGTGCTTCGTTGTCTCCGAATCCTCCATACCCTTGTATGAAATCCTGCTCTATTCCCGCCTGCTCCTTGCGCAATTCCTCAATCTGCTCTTTCCAATCGTCGATTTTACCTTGATCCGTTTTCTTCTTGTCCTTTTCAAGTTGAATCATACGTTCGTATGAAGCGATCTGCTTTTCTATGTTTTCCTGCTGTGCTTCCAGCGCAGAATAGTCCGCAGATATGTTTGTCGCTTGCAGCTGCGCTTCTTGCAGCCTTTCGTATGCTTTTTCGAGCTTTTCCACGGCCTCCTGCTCTCGCTGTATCTGCCGCTCCTTGCTCTTGTCTCCGATGGCGAATATAGAGCCTATGGTCTTGAAAAGACCGGCCACAGTCTGTATAGCACCTTGTATGCCTTGAACTACATTACCGGTAGCAATGCCCATTGCCAGCGTGGATGCTCCCTGCATGGTCTGTTGTATTCCGGAAGATATTTCGGATACAGATTCCAATATGTCGCCAAAAGTGCTGTCCATATCTACGCCCATGTTTTCCAAGCCGGAAGATATGTCATCTATGGCGCTGCTTATCGTCCCAAATATTTCACCTATATCTGAAAACGCCGAAGCGGCATATAATGCCATCTCCTGAAACGTTGTGAGCTGGTCGAGTAATTCTGCTGTTTTTTTACGTTGCTCGCCCAAATCCTCCTTGTTTGTATTGAGCATTTGCTCGGCAAAGTCCAACTGTGACTTAATAGCCGTTGCCTGCTGGGAATCCAAGCCGTACTTCTCTGCCGCAATGTCGTATTGCTGCTTCATCACAGCCACGGCCTGCGACCATGACTTGACATTACCGGATAATACGTCCTCACGCGATGACGATTCCTCAAGTTGCTCTTCAAGCTCCCGGCGTTGTCTCAAAAGGTCGATGAACCCCTTAAGGTTGTCGCCCAAGTTTTTGAAGGGGTTGCGCTGCATCTGCTCATCCTCAAGTTTGTTGATCTGCTCTTGTATGGCTTTCAGCTGCTCTGGGGACAAGTTTTTAAGCGATTCTTGAAGCTCTTTGAGCTTATTGAGCATCACATCTATGGCCGCGCTCGACTGATTCTCCATGTCTTGGAAGAGACTTATGTACATATCCGTACCTTGAAAGTCTTTCCATTCCAATTCAGTGAGTTTTTTGTCCTTTTCCTCGTTTATGGCGTCACGGATGATTCGCTTCTGCGCGGAGGTCAATTCATCCATCTCCTGCAACTTGGCGATCTGCTGCTGTGCGGCATATTCGGCGGCTACGCGATCGTCAATCGTTTGCTTGAGATACTCGGCGTATTTCTTAAGACGCTCGGTATACTCATCCTCCTGCATCTTTGTGACCTTCTTCTCGGCCTCGGCAAACTGCTTCTCAAACTCTGTGCCTACATCACCAAGTGACTTTCTGTATGCCTCGATACTTTGGCTCAACTCGTCAAGGTTGAAAGCGTCGATACCGAAAATCTGCGATCCCAGCTCTTTGCCTATGCCTAACTTTCCAAGCTCCTTGCCAAAGTCATATCGAGCAAACATGTCGTCTATGGCCCGGCTGACATTTTCTACGTCTATCTTTTTGACCTCGATGTTTACCTCTGTCTTAAGATCAGCAATACTCTTGTTTACCTCTTTGGATATGGACGCGCCGCCTTTTTTGCCTATTTCCTCCAGCCCGGCAATGATGCCGCTGGCGTCAAAGGTCATGGTCGCTACAAGGTTGCCTATGCCTGCATCTTGTGCCGCCTGCGAAAACTCCTTACGCACAAGTTCATTGGATTCAGCCTCCGAGTAGTATTGACGGTACTTCTTGTATGCCTCACCCATCTGCTTTATAAGGCTCAACTGCTCCTTGTAGATATTGTTAGTATCCTTTGCCGTCTTTTGCTCTTGGTATTTGAGGTTGAACGACCTTGCAATAAGAGTTATCTCTTCATTCTTTAATTTGATATTTTCCTTCGCGGCCTTGATGTTTTCATCTATGGTCTGCTTCTGCCTTTGTAGATTATCCAACTCGGCTTGCACCGCAAGTTGTTCAGCCCCGGTTGTCTGCGCCACTTTCCGCTTTGCCTCGGCAATCTGATCTTGCAGGTCTAACTGTTCCGTATTGGCTTGGTTCAGAACCTCCAACTCCTCCATATTCTGCTTATACATCTTCATAAGCGAATTTTGCAGGTCGAGCAGAGAGTTGATGTTGTCTATCGAGTTCTTGAAAAGGCCCTGCGCGTCCAGCGCCTTCAATGTATCCTTGAAGTCGTTGGTGAATTGCGGCATGGGGGCTTCCACAGCCTTGATATATACGGGTATCTCCACTTGTTCAGCCGCCACGCGCTTAACAAAGGATGTCAGCTCCTGCGACCATGATTTTTCAAGCGCCCGGGCGTCTATTGCCGCGCTTAATATCATAGGATTATTGGATATGGCTTTCTGTGCCTCTTCGATGCCACCATATACTTCTATCAGACTATCGAAAACCTTTGTAAGCTCGCGCTTGGCTTCCAACTCTTTTTTGGATACATCCTCCACTTGCTCTTCAAGGTCACGGAGCGTCCTTTCCCCGCTTATGAGCTTGCCTAAATTGTTGTTTTGGATATTGTATATCCGTCTCATGAGTTCAATGCGCCGCATCTGCCATTGCACATCGGTATCATTCTCTTTTTGCCCCGCCTTTAGCACATCGTAGTATTGCTTGGCCGCCGGGGTCAATTTGCTGGCTATATCATCATATTGCATTTCGAGATTGTCAGCCTGCATCTTAAATGTATACCCGATATTGCTATACGCTTCGTCGAGTTGTGCGAGGTCTGTATCCAAATTGTCACCAAAGAGGTTAAGCCCGAATAAGCTACCTTGTGCGGCATTGAACCCACGTGCAAACTGCTCTCCTAAAACAGCTCCAAATTCGGAAAATTTCGTTGCTACCTGCTCGCTGTCTTTGAATACATCGTCAATATTTTCCGGAGTAACAAGCTCAATAGGTATGGATATGGCAAGCCCCTTGCCTTCAAGATAGTCTTTCAGCTTGCTCAACTCGGATAGTTTCTTTCCATAATCCTCTGCGCTGTCTCCTATTTGATCATACGCTTTAGATATGTCAGATATGATCTTCTTGGATTGCTGAAACTCTTTATTCACATCGGCCACAGCCTTATTGAGATTATTGAAGTACATATATACGCCATACACCGCTTCTAACCCGGCAAACAATATAGCCATAGGGGCTATTGACTTTATAGCCCTGCCTACCGATATTAACGCCTTCTCCCAATTCTTGAACGCCATAGTCAGAAGTTGCCATTTGGACGCCGCTATTGTAGCACGCGATGTCGCAATATCATTAGCAACTATAAAAGCCCTCAACGCCTTTGTAGCACTGTTTGTAGAAGATGTAAACAGATTTACTGTTTTGTATGACAGGAACGCTATGCCCACATCCCTCAATACTATGGCAAACGTCTCCCAATTCTCCACGAGATTACGAATGGCAGCCACGGCATCTTTCAACGCCCCGTCGTTTGCTTTTCCTATCTCGTTGAACATGATGTCGATGCTGTCTCGCAAGTTGGAAATCTGACCGCTCAACGTTTCGGCTTGGATAAGCTGCATGTTATAGAACAATCCTCCGGCATCCGTGACGCGCTTGAAAATCTCCTCTACGTCTCCGAAAGATACCATGCGCTTGGTTACTCGCTCCTGCACTTCTGCAACGCTGACCATGCGGCCCTCCAACTCTTGGTAGTATTTCGCCAGCTCACCCAAAATGTTGAATCCGGCCTCCGTGAACTGACGAACTTCCGTGCCTCGCAGATAGTTGGCCGCTTTTACTTGGCCCAGAGCTAAAATCAGGCGACCCATCTCAACACCAAGACCTGCCGACACATCCGCAAGACGCTTCGTTGTATCGTACAACTTCTCGCTCTCAAACTGATATGCCGCGAGCTGCTTGGTGTAGGTCACAAGTTCCTTGACCGTGAAAGGCGACTTGATGGCCAGCTCGGTAATCTGCGCAAAGAGCTGATTGGCCTTGTCCTTGTTCTGCAACAAGGCAGCAAGGGCCCGATTCTGTAACTCGAACTCCGCCCGAACCTGCACCAGGTTCTTGATATACCCATATACCTGTGATACCGAGAACACAAGAGCCAGCCGACGCTGCAACTGCCCGGCGGTGTCCATGAGGTTGCGGTGCGACTTGTTGGCCTCATTGGCTCCGGCCGTGGCCTCACGGATGCTCTTGTTGTGCTTGTTGATAGCGTCATTCAGCGTCCTTAACTTGGTGTTATAATTGGCATCTGTCTTGGAAAGGTTGTTGCGCGCCTCGGTGAGATACTTTATTGCCGTAACCTCTCTGTTTATCGTGTTAGCAGTCTGTGAAAATGCCAACGAACCTTCATAAGTAGTATTACGAGCTTTATTCTGCTCCCGATATGACTTGGCCAGTTCATCATATAGTTTTTTCTCTGCTTTAAGTTTACGCTCTGCGGCTCTTTCGGCAGCTTCTGCTTCTTTTTGTTTGTTGCGCTCGTATTCGGTGGTGCTTAATTCTTGAAGTTTTAGTTCCTCCTTTAACTCTGCCCTCTTATTAACTATCATCTGTTGATCAGAACGATCCACTCCGCTACCCTTTCGCAGTTGTTCGTTCATCCCCTTGATGGTAGCCGTCAATTCAGCAATATTCATGCTGCTGGCGTCCATCTTATTCAGCTCCGTAGTCACCCCTACGATGCTGTTTGCCATCTGCGTGGCCGCCTCGGTAGTCTTATTCATACCGGCGGACATGTCGCCTATGCCCGACTTGCTCAATTTGGCGATGTCCTCATTTGCCCTCTTCAAAGCCTCCAAGAAAGGATTTACGCCGTTGGACATCTCCTTAAAACTGTTGGACACCGCTTTTGCCGTAGCATCAGCCGTTTTTTGCAGTCCCGAGATTTTCTCGTCTACCCTGTTCAAGTCGTCGAAAACCTTGTCCGGTATATCTATCGAAAAACCTATTGCATCGTCATGTGCCATAGTTGTATTATATTATTTGTCTTTTCTGAAAATAGGTATGCCCAAGTCGTTTACCAAGTCATACGGATTGTCGTACTCCTTTGCCTTTGCTTTGCGCCGCTCCGCCTCTTTCTCGCTTAAATATTCCACATGCGTGAAATCATGGCTTGCTATCTTGATCTGCGGTATCGTCCACTCCCACTTATATTGCTCGACACTCACCGAAGGGTTGCTCTTCAGGAAGTCGATCATTTGTCCCCATTCCGTTCGGCTCGTGATAATCTTGCTTCTTCCATCGTCATCTTCTTCGCCAGCGTCATCTCCCGGATCATCATCACTGCATTTGTACTGGCTAAAAAAAAATCTATGTTTATCATCTGAATAACCTCCGAGAGTAGCGGAATCCAGTCGTTAGGCTTCGTCTGCCACATGATCGTGTCGTACATGGCCTCATACTCCTCGCTGAACTTTTGTGCCTTGTAATCGGCGAAAATGCGGTCCCTATCGTTGAGTATAGCCAATGTCAGCACCTTGACAATAGACGGCACATTGACGGCAAATTGCTTGATAATATCTCCCATAGTCATGTTCTCGTTGCGGACGATTCTGCATGCCTCCTCCGCAATGAGCCATTGTGTGCCGGGACGTAGCGCCTTGATGGCAAACTCCGTGTCTGACATCTTGACAACTGACGGACTGTCGTTCATAATGCGGGCAAGACGCTCCATAGCCTCCATCATGCCGTCTGCATTACTTTTGTTGTTTGATTGTTCCATTATTGTTATTCCTCTTTGTCGTAATATTAAAAAAGGGCGGTGGCTTCTGGAAACCACCACCCTGCTCAATCCATCCTTGTAGAGCCGTTATTCCTCGGGCGTCGGAGCTGTGGCATCCGTGCCGTCAGACGGAACGATGTAGAAAGGCGTCTGTGCAGGCGCGCTGTTGATGGTAACCTCCTTCGAGAAGGCCGTACCTGCGATGGTCGCCTGCACAAGGCCAGTCTTCAGCGTTTCGGCTACGATCTTGTTGTTCAGCTTTACCTTCGGAAGCACCAGCGCATCACCGTTCGAGAACACGATACGAATCTCGGCATAAAGGTCCTTGTACGATGCCGGAGCGTAGAGTATCTTACTCGTAGTATCCTCCTTGAATCCCATGATGCTCGTCAGAAGCTCTTTCTGAACGTCTGCCGACGTCGTGGTAAACTGATAACTTCCCAGCGTAGTCACGGTGTCGATAGGCTCGTCTCGGGTTTCGCACTCGATGTCCGTGATTTCCGGATCATCCTGCGCAACGGACGTAGTATCGGCCACGATGTTGTCAAGCTGGTAAGCCGTTGTGCCAAGCGACTCGCCACTTTCATTATAGGGAGTAACGAGAATCTGCTTTACGCCCTTCAGTTTCTTTGCACCCGTGAGGGTAGGCTTGATTGTTGCTGCCATGTTGTTGTTTTTTTAGATTAAAATGTTTACCTCCAAAATTGTCATGTGTAGATTCCTTGCCGCATCGTAGTCCGAATATGAATACCTCTTGCTCATGGAGTATGTAGGGTCACTATTCTCATCTATGAGCCGCAATACTTCTTTTTCCATCTTTCCGAGTAGTCCGTTGCGCATGCCCGATTCCAACGGCTTGGCGTATAAGAATATCAGAAATGATCCTTGTCCGTATGCGTTCATGTCCGAGATCGAATTGCTCAAATCTATGACCATAGCGCTCTGAAAGTCATTGGTCGCAGGCAGGTCGTCGAAATACTTGTTGGGCAGCAAATCGGACGTAAACAACGTCCAAAGGAAATCATGGATATTGGTTATTGTCATCTCTTCACGTATCATACTCTTTTGCCCTCCTGAATTCTGTTTACCGTACCTCCGTACTTGCGTGCTACATTCTCCACCTTGTCAGCCATGAAGGATATGACGCGGTATTTTCGTTTGAGTTTGCCGCTCCCGTCCTCCAATATCTGACCGTAGAATATTGCCGCCGCAAGCACAAGCTCAAAACCTTTGCTTTTCGCCTTGTACCCGTCAAAGAATGAATCAATCTCTGCCCGTCCTAACACGATATTTCCGATCGGATCAATCTTGCCTACCGTAGCTTTACGGCCTACATATCGCCTCGTATTTGAAACTTCCTTGCCATTGTAGAACACACAACTGCCGTAACTGTCATGCAGGTTCTGCGTCTTGTTATGGTTGTAGTCCGACCCCTCAAAGGCTTGCTTGATGAGTATATGTCCATCCTCTGCCAACGCTTCGGACATCCGCTCCACATACTTGGCATATATGTTTTTGTCAAGCCTCATCTTTGGCATAATAAGGTATTACATGGCCGTAGGTTATGACATCCCCATTGTGCAATAGGCCCAATATGTTATCTGCCGATTCGCTTATGGCTTTGATTGTAATCTTACAACCGCCCAGCTGCGATACGGAGACGCCAATAACCTCGCCGTGGACAGGCAATCCATACATCTCACCGCAAAAGTAATCTCCGCTGCGCACCTTTATGCCTTCCCGTCTGTCAAACTTGAAATACACATCGTATCCGTTAGATATAGACCCATCGGAACCCGATTTGCTGTTTGACCCCGACTGAATGTCGCACGCCGTTACAAGGATAGCGACTTGCTTGGACACCCATTGACTTGGGGGAACAGACTTGTCGGCCACCTCTTTACGGTAGATACATCCCCAAAAAGGATATTCTTCAAGTGCGTTGCGGTCGATGTACATTGTACCTATGCGTTATTCCATCCACACCATAGTGTTAGAAGATTCAGGGACACAATCAGTGTTCGCATCCCCGTACTTCTTGTAGATCCGCATCATAACATCATAGATTGCATCTTTCGAGTTGATGGTCTGACTTCCGACAGTCACCGTGAACGAGCCATGCTGATTCGTGTGGCTGGCCGACGTGTTAGGCGACAGATACACAACCATCAGCAAGTCGGCAAGGAGAAGCTCCTTCGTCTTTTGGTCGAGTTGTGTATACTCTGTCACCCCGATAACGCCGCGCTCGATGGCTACACGCTTCAATACGGCCTTATCAAAGACAAAACCCGTCAAGCCCGAAAGATACTCTATGATGTCAAATGCCTCCATGTCTGTTACTCGTTGGCCGTTTTGGTGTCTACGATAACGTGGTAGGGAAACTCGGTGAGTGCCGGTACAGCCGATACCATAAGGTCGGTATGCCACTCCTTGTACTCGCCGTTGTTCAGCGTGGTGTTAACCAGCGTGAACAGACCTGCCTCACCCGTCGACGCAAAGACCTTCTCCGCCGTAGACGAGCCATACTTCTCCGACAGCACGACGTCGAGAACGTCCGTCCGCTTCACTACGCCTGCATATCCTGCGGGACGCAGCACGGCAACGCCGTCTTTCCAGCCGCTGACCATACCCGAGTAGTCCTTCTGCTTCTCGCGGACAACCTCGATGGGCGAAATCGAATTGTACTTGCTCATGGCGGCGATAACCTCCTCTTCGGTGGAAACGATGGTCTCCGGGAGTACGATGCCGACCAGCGCCTTCGTGTACTTAACCCACTCGATAACCTGCGAGTTGGTCATGAAGGTGTTCACGAACAGGTCGTAGGGGATCTGCCACTTCATCGGACCGTCATAGCCCGTTCGGTCGCGGAAATCCTCCTCGATCTTGGCCATCTGCGTGAGAATCTTGCACGTTCCTTCAGTCCATACCTTTTCTCCGGCCTTCACATAGTTTTCAGCCGGGATGGGCACGATCTGCACCTGCCCTTTGAGGCCACGTCCGCCCTGATAGTTGATCTTTCCGGTAGAAAGGAGCTGTGCGGCCATGTTCGACATGCTCTGGTTGGCCGAATCGACAAGACCCTGCACGGAGTCGAGCCAGCTGTTGATGTACATCGTATCCGACCCGTACATCTCGTACAGCTTGCTCCGGCTCTCACGCTCAAGCGCATTCTCCGTCCATACGGGAGCGATGAAGTGCGGGATGGTTGCGGTATATACCGGCATACCTTCCTTGTCGATGGGCTTGCCCTTGCCGAGCGGCGCGCGCATATCCATCATCGGCGTAACCTCACGGCTGATTGCTACCTGCGAGAATGCCGCAACACCTTTGCTGTCCGTAGGGGTAATCATGTTGTCAACGGTGAACTGTGTCGTCCAGAACGCAAAGTTGAAGGGCTTGATGTAGTCGTTTACCAGCATGCGGGTCATGTTCTCATCCGAGAAAATACCTGCGTAGCGGCTTGTGTTAAAATCGTATTTTGCCATAGTTCTTTCCCTCCTATTGTTAAACTTCATACCATCCGTTGATTCGGCTCTTGTTGAGCTTGTCTACGCACGGGGGGATCGGCGACATTTTGTGCTTGTACATCGTGCCGTGGAGCGCGGGGGCGATGTCGATCGACACCTCGTTGGGAGTGCCTTCCGCAAACGTACCCATCGGCGTGATGAGCAGGTCGTAGTCGCAAGGAGCAACGCCGTTGATCGCCTTGACGAGCATCTTGCCCGAAGCATTCGCCGATTCAGCCTCCACGATGACGTCGCCAACTTCGAGCTCGCCAAGCGTCGTGCCTACGGTTATCTTCCACACGTTCTTTTCCGAATCGGTTGTAGCCTCTACTGCCGTCACGGCATAAGCGGCGCCGGTACCTCCGATTTCGTCGGGAGCCTTCATCAGCACATCGCCCACACACGGAATGTGATGATAACCGTCACGTACAACCATGAAGGAAGTCTCCGAAGACGAAGCCTTGGCTACCTCGAACGTCTTGAGCAGATATACTTTCGGATTCTCGCCCTTGTCGTCGGCGCGCAGTTCAAAAAGGTCGCCTGCGTAAATCTTGGCAGGCACTTTGAACGGATTCATGAGCTGCCCGCCAAAGTTGGGAAATGTGAGGTCGTTCTTTACGCCTTCTACGTTGACGAAAACGGAGCGGTGACCACCGATCTTGCCGCTTGCCATCAGACGTACCCCGGCGAAAGAGGTACCCACTAATCCCATAGTTTCATAGTAATTTGCCATGTTTGATTAGTTTGAATGGTTCCTTAATTGTTCGATGTCCTTGAACATCTCTTTTGTATAAGTGGTTTGTTTGCCACTGGAACTTCTCGGGGTGAAACCGCTTCCCGTGGACGACATGGCCTTGTTGTAGATTTTGACATAGGCGTCAGCCTTTGCCTCTACATCCATATCCTCGGTAATAGAAACCTCACCGAGGAGGCCGTCGATCCATTCCTTATCCTTCACCCCTTTGGACTTCATTGCCGATACGAGTTCCGCCCGTTTCTCGGCTACTTTGCGGCCCTTTTCTGCTTCCTTGTTTTGCTCTTCAAGGGCCGAAAGACGAGCCTCCAACTGCTTGGTGTATTCGTCCTTTCCTGCGGGTTGCGGCTGCGGTTTGGGTTTGTTTGCGGGAGCCGGATGATCTTGCTCCCACTTTTTGATAAAATCCGAGTTGTCCTTTCGCATCTGACCTTCCAGCGTTTTGAAGTCCGGAAGATACGTTTCTACGAACTGTCCCAACTCGACGTCATCCCCTACGAAGCGAGATAGTGTTTCTACGTGCGCTCCGATTGTTCGCTCCGACAAATAGAGGTTTTCTCCATTTTCGGTCATTTTGGCCACAAGTGCTTTGACGGCCTCATCAGTGGTAAACTTCATCGAAGTAAAATTTTAATAATTCACTCAAATATAAAAGTATATGCCGTGGCTATTTTTAATTATAGGTATTAAAGTATTTCACCAGTGAAATACATTTTTATTTACCCGTGTCATACATATATAAAAAACGATGTAATATTGAAACATGGAGAACACCGCGGGACATAAAATCATAACCTTGCAGGAGGGCTTTCAGAGCCGTTTTGCGCGAAGCAACTGCGACACGGTTTTCGGTGGCGGCGTTCTTAACCCGCAACCAAAGGGGTCGAAAGTGCTTACGCCATGCGGGTTTACCAATATAGAATCGCTGAAAGAGGGCGATGTCATTTGCGGCATAGAGCATAGTGAGCAGGTTGTGCGACACGTCACGGACGAGGACGAAAAAGATTGTGTACGGCTGACTATGCAGGACGGCACGACGGTGGAAAGCGCCCTCGATCATAAATGGCCCGTATACAAGGAATCCCGAAAAGAGTGGTTCGTGGCTACGTCATGGGAGTTGCTTGAAGCATTCAATATAATCCGTGAATCGGGGCGTGAAAGCGATATTTGGATGTCGCAATATGACACGGATACACATTCCGTATCTCCCGTCCGAGTTGTGTCATGCGAAGATATAGGCAAGAAAGAATGTATATGCATCGGCGTCTCCAACGGCGATGAGTTGTACATCACCGACGGATATATGGTCACCAAGAACTGCGGTAAGACGTTTGCGGCTATTCTGTCTGTCGCAGAGCCTGCTTTAGACCCCAACTTCCGCGCGGTATTCACCCGCCGTAACCTCGGTAACCTTAAAACCGCTGGCGGTATCGTCGATGACTTCGGCACGGCATACGGGGATAATATCGAAGTGCGTGTATCTGATGCTCCCCGCATATCATTCCCGTCCGGGGCGTATGTGGATTGTATACACATTGCCGACGAGACCCCGAGCAAGCTCATGGAGCGCGTCAAGGGTATTCAGGCGGACTTCATCTACATGGACGAGTTGACGTCGTATCAGTTTTCCACCTTCTCGATCCTCGGAACTCGACTTCGCGGTAAGGGCAAGTGGTCTGGACATATCTTTGGCACTACGAACCCCAAGCGGTCGCATTGGACACGCAAGTGGCTGGATTGGTATATAGGTGCTGACGGGTTCATCCGCGCCGACCGTGACGGCGTAGTACGCTACTACTACATGATGGACGAGCGTGTCGAGAGTGTGGTCTGGGGAGACAGCAAGGAGGAAGTGTATCACATTTGCAAGACCAAGATCGACGAGCAGCTGCGACGTCTCGGCGGCGACTTCACATATAAGGACATGATCCGCTCCTTTGTGTTCTATGTCGGGCGCATGAGCGAGAACATGGCGTCTATCAATAACAACAAGGGATATGCGGGTAGTGTGGCGGCTGTCGGAGGACGTCGAGCCAAGCAGCTTATCGAGGGTAACTTCAACGTGGACGAGGACGCCGACGAGGACGCACCTCTCAAACCCGAGGAGGCCATGCGGGTGTTCAACACAGACCCCCAAGTGAATGGAGACCGGTGGATCACCGCCGACCTTGCAGACGTAGGCAAGGATAACATGGTAGCCCTTGCTTGGGACGGCTTCCACGTGCTTGATGCTATGGTTATCGGGCATTCGACGCCGAGGGTAAATGCCGAGCGGTTGAAGGAATTTGCCAAGATGTACGATATTGCCGATGCACATATTATATATGATGGTGTGAATGCGGCATATATGTTCGACTATATACCCGACGCAATACCTTATAGAGCTTTTGAGCTACCAAAGGGTATAGATGGCCGGGCCGTGGCGACGTTGAAGGACGAGTGTTATTTGCGCCTTATACGGACTATCAAGGATGGGCGCATGTCGTTTTCGGAGAAGGTGGCCAATATGCAGTATCACCACAATAAGAACAAGTCGGACTTGTACTTTGTGAATGAGTTTGTGGATGAATGTTCTGTTATACGTTGGCGGGAGCTTCCGAGCGGCAAGAAACGCTTGTATGGCAAGAAGGAGATGAACCATCACCTCGGGCGCAACAGGTCTATGGACGTTGTTGACCCTTGTGCCATGCGTATGTATCCGGTATTGCAATACCGCTCCGGCGAGGAGCTTGCCATGACGGCAGATTTCAATACGGGTGCTGACGACGACTACGATGAGGGCTGCGGAAGCATTTATGATGATTCAACATGGGCCTAATAAGACACGAATATGATTACAAAATCACAGATAGATCAATGTATCTCGGCATGTTCTGAACACGGATTCACGGATATTTCGGAATCCGACATTGCCTATTTTGTCCTGAAAAAGGAGTTTCGTGATGCCAGCTTGGCGTACCGGGTTATCTTTGGTGCGTATGGAGGTACAAGTGAATTGTATGAAGAGCGGGAAGATGTCAGCTTCCTTCGGTCGTACATTAACAACACTATTGCGCCGTCGGATATTATCCGAAGCAAGACCATGACGAAGTTGTCGGATATTTCCTTCGATGAGAATAAGGATGCTCTTATCAAGAAGCTCGAAGAGCTGGAGGAAGCAAAGGAGCGGGGAGAGATCGAGTACAAGGACGCCTTGAAACTTGAAATTGACATTCGCACGAAGCTGAACGACAAGTTCAAAGTTTCGGATACCGGGAACAAGCAGTTTGTGCTTGTGCAGCCCCGCTTCAACCATATATGCGAGTGGACGCACAAGGAGTGCTGGCTGCAAACAAAAGAGTTTGCAATGGAACATTGGGGCCTTGTTGAGAAATAGTAAAAAATGAAATATATATGACGGAAAGAGACGAACGTAAAGCATTGCTACTTTCAAATCCGGATATGCTCCGGCAGAAGAAACCTTTTGTCAGAGGCACGAAAATCGGGGTTTTGAACATGCTCCCCAAAGAGGTATGTATCAATGAGACCTACACGGCGGGTGCTCCGTGCATGCGCTTCATCCCGATTTCGCAGGATGAGTTGAAGGCAGAGCTTGACCCGTACAGCCACAAGGTGCTATTCGATGATAATGTGCCGTCTATCACCATGAAGGTCAGAGGACGATACATAGAGATTGAGTATAAGAAGATGGCGCTTCCTATTCAGCAGATGATCGTGGATAAGCACGTCATGCACCTTTGCGGCAATAAGATGTCCTTTACTCTCTCGGACAAGAATCCCACAAACAAGCAGCAGGAGGACTTCATCACGTTCAAGCAGTATTGGGAGATGCGCAACCAGGATGGCATGAAGACCAAGATGGTGAAGACGCAGAAGTCTACGGGTGATGCAGGACTTCTATACTACTTTGACTATAAGGGATGTATCAAGAGCCGCCTTATATCGTATGATGACGGATATGTGATATGCTCACATAACGACGACAATGGTGATCGGCTCTTGGAGAGTGTGTATTACAAGAGTGATAATGTCGAGTATATTGACAGCTACGACGATGAGTATTTATACCGCTATACCCGCAAGCCCGAGGACATGTCTTCGGCGGATAAGTGCGGCTGGGTTTTGAGTGCTCCGGTGAAGCATGGCTTCTTGGAAATCCCTTTGGTTACCAAGCGAGGCCCCGTCGCATGGAACAATGCGCAGACAATGATCGAGGCGCTGGAGGTCATGTACAACGTGTTTCTCGTCATTCAGAAGCGCCACGGATGGGGCATTCTGTATGTCAAGGGCAAGATTTCGGATGAGGGCAAGAAGATCGCCGGTGCTATCATCCTTAACGACCGGTCTATTGACGGCAATGGCAGCGCGGAGTTCAAGACGCCGCCCACGCCGCAAGGGATGCTGGACACGATGGAAGATATGCGCTACCGCATTCAGGAGGCCGCAGGAGCGACATTCCTGCTCCCTAAAGACGTGAAGATGTCGGGAGATGTATCGGGCATTGCCGTAGAGCTTACCCAGCAACTCGACAATGAGACGGCCATGCAGGGTGTTATCGAATGGCAGAATGTCGCAGACAAGATGACCCGTCTGTTCAAGTACGGCCTTTCAAAAGAGCTTGTGAATAAGGGCATTAACACTACGGCGATTACGGACTTCGATAATATCAATATCAATGCCAAGTTCACGGTTTGGAAGCCGCGAAACGACACGGAGTACAACAACATGCTTATTTCATTGAGGGGCGCAGGTCTTATCTCCGCAGAAAGTGGCATAGAGCTGAATACGGCATCGAAGCCAGATGAGAAGGCCCGTGTAGCGAAGGAGGCCAAAGCATCGACATCAAATGCAGCGTCGGGCAGCGGCGTGATAGTGGAAGAAGTGATTGAGAACGGTAACGCACAGTAATAGGATATGGCGGAGTGCTTGAAGATATACAGTTACGTGACGGGTGTGGATGATCCGTATTTTCATGATGCGGAGAATCCTATCCTCATCACGGAGTTTACCTATACGGCGAACCGTATGGGGAGCGTGCAACTTACTGCGTCGTTTTACCATAAGGATCAGCTGGATGACTATTGGGACGGCAAACAGTATGTCCTATTCCGGGGTGAGAAGTACTTTGTGAAACAAGTGCCGTCGTCCACGAAGGATACGTCCAGCGACCGATACAAGTACGATGTGACGTTCAAGTCCGAGCGTTCCATATTGGATGATGTATACTTCTTTGACGTTGTTACTGACGAAACAGAGAGTGACCGCTACCAATCCAATAATACGAATGTCGTATTTTTCGGCGACGTGCACGAGTTTGCCAAGCGGCTAAATTACAGCCTTCAGTACAGCGGTCTCGATTATAGCGTCGTGGTGGATGACGATGTTACGTCTGAATCCAAGTACTTACAATTCGAGGATAAGTTCATCTCCGATGTGTTGCAGGAGATATATGATACATACGATGTGCCCTACTACTTTGACGGCAAGGTCATACATATTGGCTATACGAACAATGTTGTAGCCATACCTTTTGCTTACGGGGCAAGCCGTGAGTTGCTGTATGTGAGCAAGACGAATGCCAACTACCGTATCGTCAACAGATGCTCGGGTGTGGGCAGCTCGGACAACATACCTTTCTACTACCCCAATAAGACGGAAAAGGGAGATATTACGGCTGTGTGTCCGAAAGAAAATACGGGCGTTACATCCGATATGGTGCATGTGAGGAACATGCGCCAGCTTGCGGCCTTGTCGCTATCCGACAAATTGATATATGATTCCGTTTCGGAGTATGCCAATATTTCCGAAGTTCAGATGACGGATTCCACGACGGGAGATGAGTTCAAAAATGGCACTCTTATACAAGGTGACCTTGTGATAGAGGGCGTAGGCATCTCACAATGGGTAGTTAAGGCACATGAGGTAATTATAAAATTCAGCATCAACATCCAAAGCAGCGGTACGGCCTATGTGAGCCTGAATACCAAATACAAGCTCCCCGTGGCAAGCATCCAGTCCAGCGGAGATGTCCCCTTGCTTGTAAATATGGGAGCGGTAGAGGAGTTATCTCTATCCACGGACGGCGGAGCATCGTACACGAGCATAGATAAGACCTTTCAGATAATAGAAAGCGGGGAATACTATCTTAAGCTGAATACGACATTCAAAGGGGTAGATACGCGCCCTATCAGCGTTTCGGGTTACTCGATGGATATTGAGTTGTCCGGGTCGGCGACTATTTCCGATTGGACACTGAACGGCACAACGAAAGTGTCATTATCCCAATATGGTATTTATCTCGATGCGGACGCTATCCCGCAAAATAGGGATGTAATATACATTGAATCGCAGGGTGACATTATACGCACTACGGGCACGCTTATGCCGTCGATATATCGTGAGACGCGCGGCGCGGAGCGGTTCTACAACGCCTTGAACGACACATATCCGGACGGGGATGGCGGCTATCTGCATTTCGATAATGAGTATACCGACACCGACCCGAAGGAGCAGATTGTGGATTTCTCGGATATTAAGCCTACGATTGTCGGCATAACGAATGCGGATGGCGTCCGCATAGATCAGATTGCGGATATTGCCTTTGACGATGACGACAATGACGATGTAGACGATGATGGGGAGTACCTGCATCCATATTTCTATGTCAAGCTACATAAGTTTGACGGGGAGTTCGGGTTTAACCTCTTTGACATGGCTATTGTCGGAGATTCCAATATGACGCTCTCACTTACGAGCGGCAACTGTTCGGCGGCAAGTTTTGAGATCGTATCCGTTGAGACGGACGACGGGCGATTCTTGAATCCCGTGCAGGTGGATGGAAGCGGCAATATAGTTCCGGGAGGTGTGAGCGAGAAGGTAAACACGAGCAACATACAAACCAGCCAGCAGGACACGTCGGAAAATTCGGTGTGGATAGCGCTTCGCAAGGATGACAGCACGTTTGGTGTCGTGATACCTAATGTGGGCAATAACTACAAGCCGTCGGCTGGGGATAGCTTTGTTCTTCTGTATATCGACCTGCCGGAAGCATACCAATTAGCGGCTGAAAAGCGTCTCGACGACGCCATCCTTGAATACATGCTTGAGAATAACAACTCGAAGTTCAACTTCTCGTTGCAGTTCAGCCGTATATTTTTTGCCGAGAACCCGGATATACTTGCACAAGTAAATGAGAACGCCCGTATTATCCTTGAATACAACAACAAGGAGTATACGCTATACATCACTACCTACACGTATACGGTAAGTGAAGACGAGGATTTGCCCGACGTGTCGGTAGATTTGAAAGATACTATTACGGTAGTCAAGGGCACGATCGAGCAAATGGTGGATTCGGCTGTAGGGGACACGGTAGTCAGCATGGGACTTGGCGAGCCGCAGGATGTCCTTGCCGTGAACACGAGATATTTCCTCCGCAAAGATACGCAGGACGTAGCCCGCAAACGTATCACGTTCATGCAGGGCGCTACATTCGGCAACTTCGCGGATATACTTGGAGGAGCCATGATGGACATAGACCCCGTGACCGGGCAATCCACGCTTACCGTAGACAAGCTCAAAGTGCGGTTGAAGGCCTACTTCAACGAGCTTACGGTCATGCAGGCCAACAGCATAGGAGGCAAGCATATCATTACCCCGGCGGGAAGCATTGTGTGCACAAATGTGGAGGATACATCTGACGGTACGGCATATAGGTGCTATTTCAACACCTCGCAGGACGGTCGAAGAATCGTCAACATGTTTGTCGTCGGCGACCTTGCGTTGTCGCAGAGTTTCAATGTTATGGCCGAATCCAACCAGCATGGCGTGACGAGCAACTACTATTGGCGTGAGGTTGTGGGCGTAGGCACGGACTATATCGACATCAGCAAGACGCTGTGCGACCCGGATAGTGACGCCCCTAAAGCGGGAGACGTTATATGTCACCTCGGAAATGTGTCTGACGCAAGCAGGCAGGGGGCTATCGTGCTGTCGGCTGTTGACAATGATTCTCCGAGCGTAACGCTGTATAGCGGCATCAGCACATATTCATACGCAGGCAAGGATCAGATACGCTTCGGCATCAACGGGTCGACCAATGAGCCGTTCCTCGCCGTGTATGGAAGCATGTTTTTCGGGGATAGGGATTTGTCAGACCCCGATGCTACGTTCATCACCTTTCAGCAGAAAGAGGGTGAAGATAGGAAACGTATCCACATAAAGGCAGATATTACGTTTGGCGCGGGGTCTGATGGGTTGAGCAACCTTTCTGAATGGCAGTCTCTTACTGATAGTGTCTCGGATGCGCAGACCGCGGCTGATAATGCCAACACCAAAGCTGAAAGCGCACAATCCACAGCGAATGATGCTAATACCAAAGCTGATGATGCTATGTCTGCGGCTTCAAACGCCGAAAGTACCGCTAACGATGCACTTGCCGCCGCAGAAGAAGCCGCGAAAAAGGCGCAGGACGCAAAGGACTATATTGATTCTACACTTCCGGACGAGATAGCCAATATAAACAAGAAACTCGATGGGGTGGTGGAGAATTGGTTTTATCCCTACTCTCCAACTATTGAAAATAAACCTGCGGCATCGTGGATTCTTAACGGCGAGGAAGCGAAGCATGAAGGAGACACATTTACCAACACCGAGCCTTATGTTGACGACGAAACTACGCCGGATTCGGGCAAATCGTGGAGATGGGTTAAATCAGAAGATGGGAGTTATAGATGGACTGTCATCGCAGATAGTGACGCCGTCAAAGCGTTGCAGGAAGCAGCGAAGGCCCAAGATACCGCGGACAGCAAAAGGCGGATATTTGTTGTTCAGCCCACGACGCCATACGAAGTTGGAGATATGTGGGCGCAGGGTGATGGTGGAGACCTATTGAGGTGTATAAAATCTCGGTCGAGTGGGTCTTTTGAAGCGTCTGATTGGGACTTGGCGTCAAAGTATACTGACGACACGGTAGCCAATGAGGTGAACAACAGACTTGACGGGTGGGCTTCCGATGGTGTTATATCGCCGCCAGAAAAGTCGGGCTTGGAGCAGATATATCAATCTATTCTTTACGAGAAGGATACTATTATTGCCCGGGCGGCTAAGTATGGCATATCCACAGATGCGTATGAAAGCGCATTTGTGTTAGCCGTAGAGGCATTGATTAAGTATACATCTACGGAGCAGGAGACGATCCCTGTTGAAGAAGATTATGGCAACATATCGGCTTATTATTCCGCACGCGAGGAGTTGCTTCGTCAGATAAACGATGCGGAAGAGACAGCCATATCCGATCTCAACTATCTGAAGCAGGTATTCCCCAACGCTGTTGTGGACAACAATGGCGTTTTCCTTTCGCAACTCATGGCTGTGAAGAGCGGCACGGGTGAGGATGCAGAGGTTGTAGCTGGTCTGTACGGCGGAGGCGTTGAAGCGCTGAACAATGCCGGATTCATGGACGCCGAGCACGGCGTACTCATGTTCTTTGCGGGTGCGGAGAATGTCCAAAGTGTATCGTCCGCCAAAACACGGATATATGGAGACGGCCATATCGTGACAAACGACATCGAGGCCAACGGAGGTATATTCGGCATATTCAACATCGGAGAGGACGACAATGGACGTCCGGCTATAAAATATTCGTATACGGCTGACGACGGGTATATTTTCGACAATAGGATCACGGCAGAAGTTATGCTCCTTAATGGGCACAACGCCGACCGCACGGATGAAGATATAGTCGCCATATCTCCTGTTGCGTCGCCGGATATATACGACTTTGACGGTGTAGTCAACGTATATAGCAAGAGACGGCCTCTTTTAGTGCTGTCCCAAGAGGGTGGGGAGGTATCTATAAGGAACAATAATGGCGGCACATTCGAGGGCCTGCATTACCCGGTAAGGACTATCGCGTCATCATATACGCTTGATTTATATGACCATATACTTATTATCGCCGCGGGAGTTGCTAAAACGTCCATAACGATCCCTGCCAATCCACATACCGGTAAGGAGTATATGCTATATAAAATGAGTGTAGGCGTTATTCGACTAAATAGCCCATATAATCCTATATTAACTCCCAATGTTATGTCGTCATTGACATCTTTAGATGTAGGAGATAACGAGTACGGTGTTATTAAGTTAACATTTGACGGCTCTTCTTGGATAGTATTTTATTTCAAAGCAACATATTAATATGGCAAAAATCAATTTCAAAGAATTTAAGATGTTCACGGACATCGGGCATGAATCAACAAGGGTCTTTGATATTCGCAAAGACTTTAGCAATGGCATGTACGTGTCGCTTCGCGGCATACAGTCGCATGACATTGCCATGCGGATATACAAGAGCGACGGAGAGGTAGAATTTAGCGATGAAGAGTTACAAATAATCATGTCGTTTGCGCAGAGCCTTACCGGAGCATTCATAGACAGCATGTCTATGAATATAAAGAATTAGGCAATAATGCGTTGGGGTATTGCATTTTTAGGGGATAAATAGTTATATTTGTGATATATTGAATTTTCATGGCACAGTTTGTAGACATCAGAGACGTTCAACAGACATCATCCATACAAGACAAGCAGGTCTTGGTGAATGATTCGGATGGCAATGCGTACAGGGCGAATGTATCTGACTTCGCCACACTTTTGGGGGGCGCCGCCTATGCAGGTGTCGCTACTCCCGTTATGACACCTTCGGTAGGCAAACAAAAGGTGTTCTATCTTACCACACAAGAAGGCACATACACTAACTTCGGCAGCCTCACCGTCGAATCCGGCAAGCTGACCGTACTTCTCTACAACGGCTCTGCGTGGGAGAAGCAGGTGCTTGACCTGCCCACTTCCGGCGGTGGGTCAACGGTGAATGTCGTTCAGTCTACCGGCGCAAGCACCACCGATGTCATGTCGCAGAAGGCTGTGACGGATGAGTTGGACAATAGGCAGACTAAACCTTCTGTAAGTGGCTCGGAGGGGCAGGTTTTGACCAAAACGGGCAGCGGAGATGATGAAGTCGAATGGGCCGATGTCCCGGCGCCCGAGTACGCACAGGAGACGGGCAACGCGGAGGATACGGCCATGTCGCAGGCGGCTGTGACGCGCGAGCTGAACTCCATCAACAGTATTCTGAACGAGCAGTACTCGAAAATCGCGTCCTTCACGGCATCGCCGTCGGTGGTCGAGAAGGGCATCGGGGCGCAGTCGATCAAGCTATCGTGGCGCACGACGTTCAACGATCAGACGATCACGCCGGACAGTCTCTCGGTCAAGAAGTCGACCTCCGGGACGCCGCTGACAACGGACAAAACGCTGACTACGGTCACGGATTCGGCGTCTGCGGATACGACCTACACGCTGGAGGCGGTTATCAAGGGTGTGACCAAGACGGCCACGGCGTATGCGCGGTTCTACTATCCGCAGTTCGCCGGGGCGAGCGCCAGCGAATCGCTCGCGTCGGCCGACGTGCTGGCGCTGGGCAACAAGGTCGTCGCAGCATCGGTCGCCAGGACTGTCACGGTGCAGGTCGAGCAGGGACAATATTTCTGGTTCGCGGTCCCCGAAAACTTCTCGATCACGTCGATCAAGATGGGCGGCTTCGACGTGTCGCTGAACGCCGTGGCCACGGTCGCCGTCGATGGCCGCGGAAACTACAAGTGCTACCGCTCGGCCAAGCCGCAGAGCGCCGGAAGCTATACGTTTGAAATCAAATAAACAGATAGGATATGCCAGTCAATGTAACCGATACTTTGCATGTCACTACTACCGAGGGCGTGCTGGCCACCGCTGATGAAATTTACGACAAAAGTCAGAGGAAGTTCCAAAGTCAGATCAATAGCGAGAAGCTGAATGTCGTCGTCATCAGCTACGGATATGATGAATCGATAGATGGAGACACATTCATAGACGACATGTCTGTTGTTCTTGATTCGCTCGAACGAGCCACAAGTACGGACGCGACACTCTTAATGCAGAGAGTCAGTGAGTTCGGCGATAAGACTACTTATTATGGGGTTGTTCGCAAGACGGGCGCAGGCTATGAGATATGTTGGCTGCTTTACGAATACCCGATGTATGACAACTCGAATCCAGCATTAGAGGCGAGATTCTATAGGGTATTCGTTGAATACGATGCACAAGTGAAGCCCCAAATCACCACAGGCTCATTTCTCACCGTCATAGACAGCTATGAGGAGAATCCGGATGTAGTTGACATGTACGGAACTCCCGTCGGCTATCAGGTATTCTATGATCAGACAATCAACAAACAGTTGAAGCCAGCCGTCGAAGGCTCGGCCGGGCAGGTGTTGACCAAGACCGGGCCGAATGCAGAGGATGTGAGCTGGCAGACACCATCGGGCGGAGGCGGCACGTCAGTAACCGTTGTTCAGGAAACGGGAGATAGCGAGACGGATGTCATGTCGCAGGCAGCGTTGACAAGAATTTTCAAATCGGCGGCAGATTTTGTCGAAAACAACGTGTCCTATGTCAACATTTTGCAGGGGGTGACCCCGGTTTCCGGATATTTGGACAATTCCGGAAATATTGTAGAAAGTGCGACGTATGATACGTATGAGAAAATACCAGTGCAGCCGAGCTCATTATATTCTGTGGGCGCGACAGGCGCTGAAATCTCGCAAAATATCAACAGGGCTCGTTTCGTCTGCTTGTACGATGCGGATGGCTCGTTTATTAAAAAAATAGACAACACCGGGATAATAATCACTACGGCAGATACAGCGTTCGTGTCTGTCTCTTTCTCTACGTCGTATTCTTTCAGGTGTTTAAGTATATTAGGCGCGAATTTACCCACTTCGAGTGCGTATTTCGGGGCCAAAATCGCATATCCTGCCAATGCGATACGTCTTCCCAACACGCTGTATATATTGAACGGAGTGAACAACAATATCTTCTACGACACGTTTGCAAGATTTTGGGATGACGGCTATTATGTAAGTCAGACCGGCGCCACGGGAATCGCTCGGAGCTTATCGAGAGTACTCACGCTTAAGAACCCGACGACAAATACCAATGTGACATTCTCGCTGAATAATGCGAAAACGGGGGGCGTAGAATCTACTATTCGCAGTAAATTAGTCGTTGGAACTCCATCGGTAGGAGACACGCAGGTGACTATATCAATCATCGGCGACAGCTACACGCATGGTGACTTCTTCGTAGGTGCCCTGCTTGCCAACGGCTATGTGCCTAATCTGAAGATGGTCGGGCTTCGCAGAGTGAACGACACGTATCCCACACAGCACGACGAGGGTCGTGGAGGATGGAAGCTGGCGGACTATTTCAAACCAGCTCACGAGTTGGATATGGTTACACACGGGTTCAACCCGTTTTGGCAACCAAATGGAGAGTTCAGATTTTGGGGTACGGTCGAATTTTGGGCCGCCGCGAAAAAGTGTGCAGACGGAACGTACACGGAGGCTTCCGGCTGGTGGTATCAGGCTTCGATGTACAATGATTATGTGAGTGTGTTCGACGATTCGGGGTATCTCGTGTCCCCAACAACGAACGACATCATGTATTCGCAGACTTCCAAGAAGTATATGGTGTGGTCAGGCACAGAGTGGGTAGGCGCGCAATACGAAACATATACGTGGGCGTTTGACTATGCCAAATATTTGGCTATGTGGAGTATCGAAGCGCCGGAAATGCTGTTCATGTATCTCGGCGTGAACGATTTTTGGGGTACGTCGCCGACGGCAGAAACGATCGGGAATTGGCTTTCTATGGCCGAAACGCTGAAGGATAGCTATTTCTCCACAAAACCTGACGGGAAATTCGCGATTCTCACGCCGACTACGGTATGCATGAAAAATCAAAACGGGTACAATAGCCAAGCTGTACATGCGAACATGTGGGCGCTACGAACGGCCATTCTCGACAAATTCGATTATTACGGAGAATCGAAAGTATTTGTAATAGACACGGCGCTCGCTATTGATAGTGAGCATTCATTTGTCGTATCAGACGATGAGACCATCACACTACCGTTTGACGGGTATACAGGAGACGATAGAATAAACGCCTCGAACGACATTCATCCGAGAGTATCATATCTGTCATTAGGCTATCCGCTGGCCGCGTTTATTCAAGCAAAGAGAAGTTTATGAAAAACATCTTCAGCAAGTTCGTGCAATGGCTGACTACTATTGCGACGGACAAGTATCAGCATTTCGCCGTGGGGGCCGCGCTGGGCGCGGTCGCCCTCGTGGCGATGAAACTCTTGTGGCTGCTTATGCGGCAGATCGAGGTGTTGTCGCAGGTGTCTCCTGCCGTCGAGCGGTGGACGACGCTCACTGCGTCGGTAATCGTCGTATATGCGGCGGCCATCATAAAGGAGCGGAAGGTTGACGCACAGTCCGACGTTACGGACATTGTGGCCACAGTGTTGGGCGGCTCGACAGTGTGGGTGGTATTCCTAATCGGATAACGACCATGGAGGTGAACGCAGGACAGATTACCGAGGTAGCGAAAGGGATCAGCGATTTCGGGATGATGGCGATGATGGCCGGGGCATTTCTCCTGCTGTCCATGGGGCTGATGATCTCCTGTTTCGCCTGGTTCCGCTCGCTCATCAACGGGATCATCGAAAGCAACAAGAGCACCATGCTGGAGTTGTTGGATGAGACCAAGAAGCAGAATGAGCTGCTGAACGACGTGTCAGAGGGTTTGCGCCCTGAAACACAGTTACGACTCCGCAATTTGTCTGGATTCGCGTTCGACCTGGCAGTAGAGGAAGTCTGCCGACTGATAAAACGTATCAGAGAAGAAAATCATATCGCAGATAGAGAGGCCACAGCTCTTAAAATTCGCCAGCAGTTGCGAAATCAATATGAAGATCGGAAAAGTCGATTCGATCCGTTCTCCTATCACGGCAAACGTATTTCGACATTTTGTAACCCCGAATGGATCGAACAAGTTGCCAAGGTGGTTGAAGGCGAAATTTACAACGAGCAAGGGTCGAATAACGGGCGAGCCTATACAAATGTTAAAATGGTTTACGACGATATCAAGCTCGATTTTTATCATCGACTTAACAATTAATCATTAACCTCAAAAATCACAGAATCATGACAAAGAAACAGAAAGGCGTATTGATCGGCGTCGCAGCCTTTGTAGCCGCGACCGTAGTGTTCAACCTGCTGCCGGACGGCATCCGAATCTCCGCGACCCTTGCGTCGGCCGCCGGTGCCGTGGTCGGCTGGTTAGCCAAAATGTGGTATGATGCCAAGACGGAGGAGTAGGCGTATGAAACACTTTACGATGGAGGAGCTCACGCGCTCCGATACGGCCCGAAGCAAGGGCATTGACAATACGCCCACCCCGGAACATCAACGTAATCTCGTCGAGATGGTAGAATCGCTCATTGATCCGATGCGGGAGCAGTGGGCAATCCGATGTGCTCATGAGCAGCTCGGCACGCCGCAGCTGCGCGTCTCATCCGGTTACCGCAGCGGAGCTCTCAATGCAGCCGTCGGCGGATCGGCCACGTCGGCCCATTCGTTCGGCTATGCACTCGACCTCGTTCCGATGAACGGCCAGTTCCGGCAGTTCAAAAATTTCTGCCGGGAGTTTCTCAAGAATCGGAAGTTTGATCAGATGATCTCCGAGGACGAAGACGCATACGGAACGCCACAATGGATTCATGTCGGTTACAAAAACAGTCAAGGGTATCAACGTCGGCAGTTCCTGACAATGAGGGGCGGGGCATATATCACCATGACAGCATGAGACGAATATTTTACAACAGCTGGCTGGCCAAGTGTATCCTTTGGCTTAATTATCCTACCGCCATGTTCTTTGGGTCTGTCCACACAAAGAATGCCGTATCTGCGCCTTTGTCGAACAGAATCAAGCGTCACGAATCTACGCATTGTGAACAGTTTTGGGAAGTGACGCTCATCGCATTCATCATAGCATTGGGCCTTCAGATTGCTTTTGGTGGCGGATGGTGGTTCGTGGCTGTACCCTTTGTGTACTACGTTCTATACTTCCTTGAGGCGGCTATTACATGGTCTATTCGCCTATGCACGCACGGATGGAAGGAGGCGGCGCAGATGGCATACGATAATTCCATGTTTGAGCAGGAGGCACGCCTTGCCGAGGACGACCCGACGTATAATGAGTTCAGACACTTCTGCGGGTTCTTAAGATTCTTCGGCAAGATATGAAAACGTGGGTCACGGCGGCGGTTGTCCTTGCTGTATTCTTCTTTGCGGGGTGGTTTTTAGGCCGTCACTTCATGTCTGCGGAGATTATTGAGACCACAAGGATAGACACGGTATTTTACGAGAAACCCACGCCTATCAGCACGTCGGACATAACGGTAAGCGTCGATGTTCCACGGCTATTGTTTGCTACGGTTGCACCCGAGCCGGACACGGGTACTAACCAAGTCACTAACCAAGAAACTAACTATGTTAGTGACAGCGTGCAGGTGGACGTTACGCTCCGCACGCTGGAGTATCGTGATTCCACGTATTATGCCCGGGTATCGGGGCCGGTTATCGGCGCTTTAGGGCCGTCGTTGGATTACTTTGAGACCTACAACACCACAACTACGCAGACGCGAATTGTGCGGCCCAAAACGACCTTCATTCTTGCGGCAGTTGCCGGGTATGAATACGCAAAGGAAGGATGGTCTCCCTATGCCGAGATAGGCTTATCTGCCGATCTTCGTTTTGCTACGCTGACTGCAACGGCAGGCGTGGACAATGTTTTCAAAGGCCCTCAAACGAGAATAGGCATTGATTTGGGAATACCCCTTTGGAGTAAATAAGAGTTGGATATTCAGATTTTAATATCTATATTTGAATCGGGTTTAAGACATTTCCATTTTATTGCAGTTAGGTTTTGTGTTGTCTTTATGCCCGCAAAGGCATAAAGAAATACCCGGCTCTCGTAGCCGGGTATATTTTTTATCGTCTGACCTTGACATTCTCGGCCTCCAGCCTGCGCTTCAAAGCAACAACCTTATCACGGTTATATCCGATACTCACATTGTTGAACTTCTCGTTGCGAATGCCGTGCTTACGCATAAGATTCAAGCATCCGACCCGGTTTTGGCCGAATCCTAAAATCTTCATGGCTTTGTCCAACGTGAGGTAATTATCCTCATGCGCGCAACCTTGTGTCGATGCGTTGATCTTCGATGCAGCATCCGATATGGAATCCTCGTCGCATTTGCCGCCTATAAGCAGTTTGATCCATCGGGTCAATGTATCAAACACAAGCCGCATAAATGGAGATAAGGCGGATATTCGTGATTGCTCGTCAGTGTCGAAAGTCATTCCTTAATGTCTTCTACCGTTATAAGCTCATCCGCGAAGGGAAGTGTCTTGATCCACTCGCAGAACTCATGCCACATAGGGAGACGATGATTGCGGCGCTGATAGTATATACGCCGCAACGTCTGATAGGAGAACATATCCACTGTTTTCTGAATATGTCCCATTGGTATTGCGTCTTTTGCTGATTCCAGCTCTTCACCGGATAGACCCTTGCATTCGATGTGCAAGGTGCTTTCTGACGAAAGACGTTCCCGACCAACGCGATATGTTTCCAGCTCACGATACAACCAAATAGGGGCTTCAATCTGTGCCCACACGACGATACCTCGGAGGACTTTGGCGTGCTCATCACCTCGCTTGATGAGAGTACGCATGAGCATGAAGTCCCGGCTGTCTCCCGATATGGTCGTGTCGTAGTCAAAGGAGTGCGCGCACTCCATATCCGACCACACGTAGTTTGTGAGGCTTCGGCACTCCTTGCCGAAAGGAAGCCGCAGCGCCTCAAGAGCGCCCCGGAATCCTGCTATCTCCAATGTCTTGATATCAAACTTACTCATCCTTCTGCAAGGTTTCAATAAATTCTACACTCTGCTCGAACTCGGCATTTGCCTTCTCGTCATCCTCCTGCAAGGGATGGTTGAGTAAGCGATCGGCTACTTCCTCCATCTTCGTTCGGATATATCCGTACATATCGACCGTGTACTTGTTCTCAATGAATGCAGACATGGGGACATTGCAGAACGCTACGGCTATGGGCAGCAAGGAGTTGTAAACCGCTCGCTCATCGTCGGTAAGTTCGTCCATACGGTCATGGAGGCTTAAAACATACTCAATCGTCCCGTATAGCTTGTTGGGGCGCGGCGAGATAACAATGTCATACCCTCCCGACCGATACACGATAGCCTTCTTGGTGCGGATGAACTTGAAATGCCCGAAGTCATACTCCTTGATTACGTCCCGGCTCTCCACAACAACCTCGCAGGGCACGATGTCAAGCTGTCCCTTGATTGATACGAGGCGATCGAGGTCTTCAACGATGGTGTCCGACCCCGATTCGGCCTTAATTTTTTCGTATAACCTTGCGAACTCGTCTTGCAACGCTTTTCGATTCATTCTCGTCGCTTTGGGTATTCCCTGCGTCCGGGACGACTTCTGCGGGTTTCCCGGGGCTTTCTGGTTTCTCGGCTTCTTTGCTTGTTGTGTCTTTTCCATTGATTTTGTTTTGATATTCCTTCAATTCCTGTACTTTACCGGCTACTTCCTTGCGCACCAGGATTCCGTCGATGTCCACCATGTCTGCCTCGGCAGGTGTGTAGATCAACTTGCTATTGTCGGATATGCGCGTCTTGATGCCGATGATCTGTGCTTCGATGGCATACTTATAGAACTCTCGGCGTATTTCGTGCGGGTCCATGCCCATGATCTTTGCCTTCTCTTTTTCCACATAGGCCATACGCTTGGCGTGATATTCCGGGTCGCTGCTGATGTTATCTGTGCGTCGCCACCGCTCATTGGCGATATACGTGGCGATGTCCTCTTTGGTTTTCACTTCCGGGGTGAAGGAGGCATACAGCGGCATGTAGGGTCGCACGGCCTCCATCTTGACGATCTTGGCGCTCGATCCGTAGTCTTTGGATATTCGATAGTTCTCTCCGTCTGTGTTCCGCAGGATGACGTAGGACTTCGACCCGTCACATTTCACGGCCTCGCCGATCGCCATAACCCACGGGAATCGTTCGTTTCCATCCGATTTCTCGGGCAGTTCGGTGCATCCCGTATCTCGCAATACATCGAACAAAATTTTCTCGTTAGTATCCATATATTAACTGTATGTTGGCGATAGATTATTGAACGATATGCACATGTCGTTATACGTTATGGCTTTGCGCATATCCTTATTCTCGCTTGAACCTTTGAGATTCGTAAACTTGAACTCTGCCTGCATGTAGTGTTTACCGCCCTTTACAACATCACTCGTTATGGTTGTCTTGTTATTGAACAAGAGCCTTACGTGTCTATTGCGGCAGGTGTCCCAATATGTGAGTTTGCGGCCCGTGATGAAGTTGACAAAATCGTCGTATACGTCGCGTCTGCCTGCTCCGACAAAATATAGCGTGAGCGTAACATCCGTTGTTTCCCTAACTATGATGTCCGGTATATATACTCGCGGCTCGTCGGCTTCTGGGTACTCCTCGATGGTGATATTCTTGGGATTTCCGTATACCGACAGCCCGTCGAATGACAGATACTTGCATCCGGGGAAGTAATCTTCTATGCTCACCGCCTCTTCCGTTTCCAGCGATTTGCTGTCACGCTGAATGTAGTATTTATAATCCGGATATGCCATACTCTAATCTCTGCTTTTCTTGTTTATGCGATGCCACTTGCGACAATACCCCGATATTTTCACTTCGCTCTCGTCGCCGTAGCATACTATCCGGCAACAACCTTTATTGCCCGAAAGCCTTATTTTCGTGCCGTTGCAGGCGTAAATTTCGCATATATGGTTGTCGGGTATATGAATGTCCACGTCGGAGGAGATAATGCAAATAGCGGTCTCTTTTGCCTCGATGCGGCCATTGTATTGACAGTAAAGAACGGAATCATATCCTTTCTGCTGCGAAACGTAACGTCCATTGATAAATCCGGCGAAACGTTTGGATATTTCGTCGGGGCTGATACCCCATCCTTTTGCTATGCTGTCACAAAGGAAGTCGAGGGCCTTAACTCCGAGAGCCATGTCGAAAACGTCTTTGGCGCTGTGGCAGTTGTCCCAAAGACGTGCATAATCTTCGCACATGTTGTTTGCGCGAGCGTTCTCCCGATATTGTTTCAAGTCTACCGACATATCGCAAATATAATCAAAAAATTACATTGTCAAGCCATTATATTGTAAATTTTGATATTAGGAAGTATCCGGTATCATTTACGGCTTACTCTCATTCGCCGACGCTATGCACTTTGCGCACCATCCTACAAGGTATGCCGCCGGTTCTTGGTTATCGATGTCATGCTCGGCTCCTATGTCTCTAAATATCTCATAAGCGATATGATAGGCTTCGTGAGCAATATGGTCGAGTTGTACATCCTCATAGATACATACCAATATGCCAAAATTGCCAGTTTCTCGTTCTTTGATGTTACCGAACACCGTGCATAAGGACGGGTTGTCGTCTTCGTTATCGTAGAAGTCTATCTCTGTCCCGTCCCGCTTGCAGAACTTGTCTTTTACGAACTCGTTGTCGTTGCCTTTCACTACCCACAACCGTCTCGGGTATATCGTGGGGTTAAACTCGAAAATTGCCATTGGTTATCTTGTTTACAAGTCTCAAAACTTTATCCGCTCCTACCTCCTGCATGAATGTGCGATTAAAATCCCTATATGCCTTCCATATTTGGAAATATGGCGAATTTGATATAAATATATACTGCTCGTATACCCACTTACGAACGTCAGAAACGGAGTGCATCCGATTCTTTACAACCGGTATGCCATAAGAGGAAAGCATCATAACGGCCTTTGCGCTCCACCCGTCAAGTTCGATAATTTTAAGGGCGTTATTAATGCAATTAGGATCATCCAAACCCATCCATTTGGCCACTATAACGGCCATGAATTTGTCCTTGCCTACCATTACTCGCAGAAGTTACACATTCCCACACATTGATTTTTGTACTCTCCGACGTCGGCAAGGACGTAGTAGGTGAGATTCCACTCGTCACCCATGCGATTGTCCTCAATAGGGTTGTGTGAGATATGTATATTCTTGTAGTATTGGGCGATAAGAGGGTCGGACAAAACGTGTTCTCGGATGTCTTCAATGCCGTTTACCTCGATGGCCGTTTCAAGAGATTCGGCAAGTCCGCCGCGATGGTCTCGGTATAGTTTATGTCTCATAGATACATGTGGTCTATTTTATCGAACTCTGCAATCAATTCTTCGTTGGATTTGTTTATTATTCTCGAATGAATAATACCCCGTTCGCACGCAATACGCCATTTACGGGCCTTAATATACTTGCGACGATAATACAGACGATAGAGCAAGTTTCGATTTATGAGTTCGGCATACATTTGTTCTGACGCCTTTGCGCTCTTCATCATAATGATAGTATCCATATATATCAACTGAAGCACCTTGTTTGCGGCTTCAATGCATTTTTCATGTAACTCACTTGCACTTTTCTGCGCTTCTACAAATGCGTCGGCCAAATGCTTTGCAGTCTCTTCCGACATAGGCTGAATGTTGTCGTTCGTCATGATTTTATCCTCTTTGTTTTGTTACCTTATTTGCTCTTTTGAAGTGCCGGATGGCTAAATATACCGTCGCAGCCACGGCGATAATCCATGACAAAGATACGATGGAAAGAAAGGCCGTATCACTTGGTATAAGCCCCAAATATCCGTCAATGACCGTAAGTGCATCGGTGAAGCATAGGTTCAATGCGAGAAACCGGGCAAACCGACAATGATATTTCGGGTTTTCGGCGGCGAAAACGTAAAGGCAAAGTTCGAGTAATACTTTGTAAAAGTCGTTACCGATGAACACTCCATCCCATGCGAAATACATAACCACGCCAAAATAAATGGCGCAGAAAAATATGGTAAAACGTACCAAAAATTTACTCATTGTCGTATTTTCTTTCCTTGTTGTTCGCTTTCCTTTTTCTTGTTTTCACGAACCGCGGCAATAATCTTCGCGGTCAAAAGCCCACCTCCTCCGGAGCTGAACTTGGGCTTGACCGGGGCTTTTCTCGGTTTAGTTTCCGTGCTGATCTTTGTCTTCGCCTTCAGCTTGCTGTTACTACTCGCCATATATCAAAAGTTAAAAATGCCGTCTGTCCGGCTGTCAAGCGTCTTTCCGCTTTGTCTGACGGATTAATACGGGGCATTCTCCGAATTATCTCCGTCACCGAAAAGACTGCTCCCGTCAATAGGGCCGTCGAGAGGACGGTCGGAAATTCTCGGGTCGGGATCAAATGACGGCTCGGGTTCGGGTGCAGGCTCCGGCTTCGATACCGTCGATACCTCCTCAAAAGACACCTCTTCTGCAACCTTCGTTCGCCCGGCGCTACGTGCCGTGTTGCGCACTTCATCCGATCGCTTCTCGGCATCCATGTCGTCGCTCTTGCCGTCAAACAGATAGGCGTCGTCCGACGAGTTGATAATCATCTTGCAGGCTCGGCCGATAACCGTCTTCTTGCACATTTCGTCCGTGAAGTTCTTGTGGGCCGGGCTGTTGCCTTTCGTAGCACCCTGTCCCCATGCGGACTTGATCTGCTGGATGCTCATGACCGTCACCTGCTTCTGTCCGTCGGGCATCGTGACGATGGCGTAGGCTCCCTTGATCTTGTCCATGTCCACATTCTCGAACTTCTGCTCATGCTTCACGATCTTCGTAAGGCCCGTGTCCGTGTCGATGCAGTATGCGAAGTCGTCACCCTCATACACGACGTTGGCCACCGGGTTGCCCTGCATACCCACAGCTTTGGCGAGGGCCACGGTGCCGAAGTACGAACGCTGGAACTCCAACTTGTCGCCGTAGACGATGAAATAGCCCTGCTTCTTGGCCGCCGAAAGCCCCTGCACGACCATATCAAGCAGGGCATTGGCGATGCTCGATTTGGTGCATACGTCGAGCGCCGGACGTCCCGATCGGTCTTTGCACTCCTGCAAGGCGAACCATGCCGCCTTGATCTGATTCGCCGCGGAGTAGTTCTTGGGCATGATAAGACCGCCCGTCTGCTCCATCTCGCTTACGCGGAGCATCACGCTGTCCGTGATGTCCTTTTGCAATACCGCAGGTGCGTTCGTTGTAGCCTGCGCTTCCTTTTTCTGTGCTTCTGCCATAATGATAACTTTGTTTGTTGGTTGAACTTTGATTATTTCTCTTTGCGTAAAAGCCGAATCGCATTGTCGAGGGCTATGCCCGTGACATACGGGTGAGGCATCTTGCCCTTGCCGCCACGACGCCACTTCTGATATACATGCAACACCTTCATCATAGGCTCATACGGCATATCGTCCATGGTAAATCGGCACAACCCATGACGCATGGCTGATCCCGACTTCTCGGGAATAGGGAGCAAACCGCATTGCCCCGAATTGCCGATGCCGTCCGGCTCAAAGAACGTGCATTGATAGCAATATATTCTATTCTCCGCCATGCTATTCCCGCGTTACGGTTAATTTGTACTCCGTGGTCACCATAAGCCGCACGACCTGCGACTTGCAAGGCAGAAGTTCGTTCACACTCTCGGCATTGTCGAGGAACACCGGAGCATAAACCCCGTAGTGTGCTGACACGGCGTTGATAATGTCGATACCTGCATTGATCTTCGAGGCGCTATTGGCATCCTTGTAGTCTGCGCCGTTAATAGTAGCGACGCACGTAGGCTCCTCTCCGCCGTTAATGAGCTGGTTGTACATTCTCCACTTCACTATGGAAAACTTGGCGTTGATATTCGCCTCGGTCATGTCCACCTTGCGCTTGCTGAATCTATCCATCCAGCACTCCACCTGCTCCTTCCCGGCCAACTCCTGCGACAACACGCGCTGACGGGCGTTGAGTTCGGAGATGCGGGCGTCGATGCGGGCGATGGTATCCTTGTCTTTGATGATTCCGGCAATGTCAGATGTTTCACGTTCATATTTCATCCGCTCGGCCCGAAGTGCGTCCATATCTACCGACGTAGTGTCGGCGTTGAACATTTCGTCAATCTCTTTGGTGACGGATTCGATCTGATCGGAAAGCGCACGATACTCGGCATCCTGCTCGGCGATCTTATCAACGTTCGGCACTTCGGGTAACTTCATCGTGTACTCCGGAGAACTTTTGATTCGATGGTACTCGTCCGCAAACTTTTCGAGCATATTTTTGCTTGCTTCGATCTCCTTTTTGCAGGTGTCCATCGCCGCCTCGATCTGTTTCTTGCGTTCAGAAAGACGCTTACCTTCCCGGGCATTGGCATCAAGCTCTTGGGCCTTCCGTTCGTTGAACTTGGCCTCCATATCGGCCTTTTTGGCCTCGATGTCCTCGGTCTTCAGCTGGTTACCGCATACCGGGCATACTCCCTCGCTATTGTCGAATACGAACTTGCGGGATTGAATCTCATGCCACTCGTCGCGGAGCTTGTTGAGCGATTCGTTGATGTCGGCTATCGTTTTTTCGCACGATGCAATTTCGACTTGTTGATTTTTTATGTCTCTTTCTTTAATCTCGATGTGGAATTTAACCGTCTCGGCATTCTTGCCCGCCTCATCATGATTCTTGCGCGCTTCATCATATCGGCCCATAGCCTCGGCGTAGATGCGTCGCTTGACCTCCATGCGTTTCGACACAAGGGCGTCACGCTCTTTCTCCTTGTTTTTAATGGTCTGACGCCGCGCCTCGCTTGCATCTCTGCCTGCCGTCATGCGGTCATCTACCGAAGCAATAGCCGCACGTTTTGCGGCAAGTTCGGATTCGAGTGCCTTCCAGTCCTGTTCCTCGGGCTTTGTCCGCTCCAGCTCGTCGATACGTGCCGGTATATCGGTCATTTCCTTCTTGATGGCCAGCTTCTCCGCGGCAATCTGTCTGCGCAGGTCGTCAAGGCTCTTCCCGGACAACATATCGAGCAGCTTGTTAAGGTCTGAATCATCTCCGGCAATCTCGTAGTCCGAAAGTTCGTCTACCATGTCGAAAAGGAATGCTCGCAGTTTATCTTTCGGAAGCGACACGAGATATGTCGGGCTGGTTATAGCCCGGAATGTAGTTTCGTCGCAGATGTCGGCAATGAAAGCGTCGTACTCCGACTTCTTCTTTGGCACGTCGTTGATATAGTATTCCGTGACGTTACCCGAGAATACCTTTTCTACCTCTCCGGACTTCTTGACCCACTTTTCCGTGAGGCACTTGCGGAGTTTCACCGTCTTGCTGTTCACCGAAAGCTCGCCGGAAACCTCATGCGGAATGTTGGGAATGACATTCCCGTCGGCATCTTTGGTCTTGATTCCGAAATCCTTCTCGCCTGCGGCGTTCTTGTCAAAAAGCAGCCAAAGAAAGGCGTCACGGATAGTCGACTTTCCCGTGCCGTTACGCCCCGAGATTGTCGTCATCATGGATTCCCCGAAGTCCACCTCGGCGCTCCGTACTCCCTTGAAATTTACAAGGGTGAGTTTGTTGATTCGTATGGTTTTCATGGTCGATTATGTTATTTTCCCGTACTTCCATATCCTCCGTGGCCTCGGTCGCTATCGGACATCTCCTCATTTTCACTGGAGATACGTTTCACCGAGTAATAAGCCACTATGCAAATGGCAGTAGTGGATAAATACGCAATAGCAATATGCCAAGAGCATCCTATCATGCACATGATAGACAGAATCAAACATCCAATCGCGCCATACAGAAACGCGTTGTAAATTCCTTTGTTATTCTTTTTCCGGTCCATTTTTCCTGTTGTTTGAGTTTTTCTTGTCTTCTGCGCTCCCGCTCGGCACGTCGCGCCTCCCGGCGTGCCTTACGCTCGGCCCGCTCCTGCTTTTTCTGTGCAACTTGCGCAGACGTTAGTTTGCGATATACCGAATACTTCGGGTCACTCGTGTCTACTTGTCGCAAGCCCAAAATCTCATCCACATCCGGCTGAAACATCTTCTTATTCTCGGACATTTTGAGCTTCATCTTCCCGATATAATAACGGCCATATCGCTCGATGAATGCCTCCCGATCAGCCTTGCGGATATATGGCTTGATATTGTGCGTAAATCCGTCCGGATTCGGCCTGCATTCCGAAATATCCATGTAGTAATGCAAAACATTTCTATTGGGGTAATATCGCAGGCCATTTTCTTCCAAAGGAATAAAAACACCCCTCACAATGCCGCCGCCAATCGTCTCGTGGTCGATGATCTCCGCGCCGTTCATCTTCATCAAATCTATGTCCGCAAAGTAATTCATAACGGCCTAATCCACTACGAGGTCAATGCCAAAACCCAACACCTCAAGGGCCTTGAAAAACGTACCGACACAGACATTCTCCCCGGCCTCCAGCCGTCGGTATCCGTATCCGGAAACGCCCAGCTTGTCGGCCATCTGCTGCGTGCTCCAGCCCAGTTCCTTGCGGCGCTGGACAATCTCGGCAACCAATTCCTTGTGCATATATGTGATTGTTTGTTAGTCGTTTATATGTCGCTCGAATACGTCGTTTATTTTCATACACAGCGACGGAAACTTCCGGGCCACGCCAAAGCCTGCGGCGATGAAAAGTAAGAATATGAATGCTCCCATGATTACAGTTTGTTTGTACTTGCAAAGTTAGAACTAAATTCGTAAAGTGCAAATATTTTTTGCAATTATTTCGTGGCCTCACGGCATGCCCATACGAGAAAAAACAGAAAAAAGACGATAAACATGACGGTAAGTTTTTGATGGTTTAGAACAAAGATAGTGGTTTATTCGATCTATTGGTGTATTCTTTTCAGTTTTACATACATAGCCCGCGCCCGCTTGGACGTGTACTCCAGCCCCGTGGCCGTGGTCTGACCAAGCGTCCGCAGCTCGTCGGCAATAGGTGTAAAATCCGTGTTCGCTGTGATCTTGCCGTTACGGGCCCCCCAGTTCTGAATGAACCGCCAAAAGAACACGTTGGCCGGGTTGTTCAACGCACGCTCCCGGCGGGCATAGCCAGCCGCCCGCGCCGCCTTTGAAACGGCATCCATATTCGCCACGGTGTTCCACCGCTCGCCGCGCTCCTTTTTAGCCGCAAGAGCGGCTTTTGTTCGGCTGCTTATCAATTCTCGCTCGTATTGCGCAACGCTCGCAAAAACGCCCAAAATCATGGTATTTACTACGGGCATATCGCAGAAGTAAATGTCGATCCCCGTATTGAGGATTTTGAACGTAAATTCGACATCTCTGGCAAGTCGATCGAGTTTAGCGATAACAAGCGTACAGCCGTTAGACTTACAAAAATCTATTGCCCGCCACAATCCCGGACGGGTTCGGCTTGTTCCGCTTTCCACATCGGATAACTCGGCGACAACTTCACCGCCTTTGCTCTCCACAGCCCGTGTACACGTGTCCCGCTGGGCCTCCAATCCTAAACCGCTATCGCCCTGCTTGGTCGTTGACACTCGGAGATATATGACAAATTGTTTCATGGCTTTATTCGTTATTTCCTGGTTTCTATTTGATTAAGCCCTTTTTGAATAGTTCATTTTTGTAATTCCGGTGCTCCCTGATTGTGGCCGCTCATACTCCATCCCCGCCGGCGTGTCGTATTCATTCAAGAATACCCGCCGCCGATCGGAGAATACGTCGCCGGGCGTTCTATATTCGGCGACCACATGGTCAAAATACCCCAAAATAAGGCGGTTTAACGGCTGTATTTCCACTTGCCGGCCTCCCTCCAATCCGCACACGAAACAACCGCAACCGGCTCAAAAGGGCGCGAAATAAGCAGGTTTATAAATTCTTTGCGGGTCATTAGTATCTGTTTATTTAGTCCAGCCAAAAATAACTCGACATTTCGAGCGTGTGAATGTCGACAATATCCCCGTCTTCGTCTGTCGTGATTTTGACCAGCTCGACAAAATACACGCGTCTCCAGGCTTGATCGTGCTCAGTCCATCCGGCAATATCTACCGATGTCCCCTGCTTTGCTACCTCAGATTCATAACGCGCCCGGGCATCGGACTCGTTTACACTTTCGTAAATCGTAACGGTGTCACCGTTGCCGCAGTTCACGGGAACGGCATAAATTTTGTCGCTCATAATTCAATAGGGTTTAGTTATTATCCATTTGCACCCCGCCGCGGGCACGATCCGCACGCCGCCAAAAGCGGGACGGGGTTTTGGTTAGCAAAGTTCGGCAAACCATCGCAAAGGTTCGCGTTTGGTTGCTAACCTTATTTTCCCCTTTGTTTCTGAGACAAAGATACAATCTTTATTTGGAATATGCAAATATATTTGCAAAAAAATGCACTTTTTTCTCTCTTTTTTAGGGGGGGGCTTTGGGGGGGGTGTTTTTTCTCTTAATATAGATAATAAGGAAAAATAGAACAAAAATATTCTAAATGTCCGAAAATGTAAAAATGCCACAATACCGACACACAGACGGCACATTTCCAAGAAGAGGCCCCCCCCAAACAGTCCCGAATAACCGGAACGGCACGCCCCCGCTTGATCATGGAATGCGACGCCAGGCAAAGGAATACGGCGCGAATTTTTGAGGGGCGCGGGGCTGCTTTTGCCCCCCCCCAAAAAAAGGCAAAACCTATCCGCCCTATCTTATGCGACATCGACCGCGCCCTGAACGCCTTCGATACGTCCGTTACGATTGTGTGCGGACTTTTGTACGATTCACGGATCGGGTTTGGATATTAATCCCGCCCCGCATAAGATATGTGACCAGAAGCCCGGAAATACGGCATCCATGGCCGGGAACGCCCCGAAACAGACCACCCCCCCCCGGGTAGCCGCCTCGCCGGGCAAAGCCAGCCTCCCCTCAATTTTTTTTTAATTTTTATTTTTTCATTTTTTATTTTTCTGATCCAGCCTCTCTTCGCTTATTCCCTCTTTTTGCCCCGTTTTATTCGATTTGGCCGCATGAAACCCTCTTGGTGGTATGATTTATCATCCACAGCATTATAATCGAAATTTTGGGCCTTAAAATCATTTTTGGGGGATAAACTTGTTTTGGGGGATTCGCGGCGGTGGAAAATTGATTTTTGGGGTATTGTGAGTGTTCTTTGGGTGCAATCATTCCGAGTATACCCGTTTTTAGTGGTTCTTCTTTGATTTGACGGCGTTTTGGGTGTTGGTTGGTATAGTTTATCCACTTCAACATTTTAAGCTATAAAATAGGCCTTAAAATGAATTTTCATGATTTTGGGATAAAAATATTGGTTTTTACTTTGAAAGTTCAAAATAAAGATTTACATTTGCGGTGTTGGAATGAATCTAATTGGCGTACCGGATGTTGAACAAGGGTCATATAGATGAGCCGACGTTTTCTCGGCTGTGTGGGTTGTTGGGAGTGAGTGTTGAGGCTATACGCAGTGGTAGTCGGAAGCGGGATTTGGTATACCGGAGGGTTGTATTGAGCCGATACATGAATGAGGAGATGGGTATGATACAGGAGGATATTGGCAGGATATTGGGAGATATGCACCATTCGTGTGTGGGTCATTACCGGAAGGTTTACTACAACGAGATAGGGAACAATGCTGTTTTGCGGGGTTTTGACCGGATGTTGATGGAAGGTGTTTCAAGTATTTGATATTACTTAAAGTTAGAGTTCAGATGAGCGGAGTTAAGGATAGTGATTTACAGACAGTTGTAGATGATATGAATCGTCTTTTGATGAAGGTAAGCGACTATGCGAGGATGAAGGGAGTTAGCACGACGGGAGTTTACTTCTGGGAGCGGACGGGTAAAATCCGGACGGTGAGTATCTCGGGGGTAAAGTTCGTGGTGCTGGACGAGGATGGTGAGAGGGATTAAAGCGAAGGTTTAAGTAACACGTAATAAACCATTAAAATACAACAAGTTATGCAGAGTTTGACAAGACAGATCAGAAGAGGTAATGCTTACATTTACTACGACAATGTAACTAAGAACATGGAGGTCATGCAGAAGCGTGGCTGTGATCGTCGGCTGTGGTGGGGAATGATGAAGAACCGGGATGTTGACTTTGAGAATCGCTACTGTGACGGCATCGTAAAGCCTATCCGCAAGTGGAAGAAGTAGACATTTGAGATAATACATGGGGAGGTGAGCGGGCGCCCTTCTTAAAGGTCTGCTTTAAGGTTCATTTTGTGTTTAGAGGTTAGAGACCTGTTCATGTCAGCCGTGAGGTGTGCATGAGTGGGGGCCATCCCTGCACCGAAGCCCTGGGGCGTGGATTTTCGGGTGAGTTGTAGGTGCGGGGATGGTTTTTTTTAAGACTATGATTTGAAAAAAAGATATTGATATGGATGTTGAAGTGTTAAGCCCTGGGACATGTCACGACAGAGACCTTATTTTCACGTGTAGATTCTGCGGATGTGTATTTAAGGCGAAGGGTCCGAGAAGCGAATATGCGGTATTCGACTATGACTGTTGTGAATATGACGAGAGTGTTTCACGGTATTACAAGGCAGACTGTCCCGAATGCGGATTCCCGGTTAAATTACCATTTAACGGCATTTGACCATGTATTGCTACGTGCAATGCGGCAACTGTAATAAGCGTTACAGGTTTGATTTCGGGGATGAAAACCCGTATATAGAAGCTGCGGAAATGATGGTTCGATTCGGCCACTCTAAAGACAGAATAACAGCACAATTTTGGTCAAAATGTACTATTTGTGAGAATGAGGAAGAAAAAGAGGTGAGCATAAATAGATTACACAGACAATTATGATATTCAGTTGGCTGAAATGTAGAAAGAAATGGATTAACAAAACAAATACTATGGAAAACTTACGGAAATGCAATGGACGACGATTCCGGGCAAAGATTGAAGGTGTACAGTGCGATGGAAAAATACGTGTAGAAGACGGATTAGTATACTTGTGCCAAAACGAGAAAACGGGTATTAATTGCACAAACAAGTTTGGATATAAGTATAGTTGGGTTATGCCAAGCATGTCAGTATCTGAATTAGAATTGTATCCCAATACCGCCGCCGAGATCGAGGCCTACAAGGACTGGCAGGTGGGGGATAAGGTGAAGAATGCAGATCATGTACGTGTGGTTATTTTCCGATCCGGAGAGCTTGTCGTGTGCAAAGACGAAGATGGTAACGCTACCCAAAATTATACCTGCGACGAGCTATATGAATACGGCTGGCGTCTCGTCGCCGACCCGGAGCCGGAGGATGAGACGGTGGAGCTTACGCTGGATGAACTCATCAAGGAGGCCGCAGAGAAGCGCGGTATTCCCGTTGAAAACATAAAGATTAAGAATGAGGGTAATTATGAACGACACGCTTGAATTTACAATTCCCGACGGCTACGAACTTGATAAGGAGAAGAGCAATGACGGGAAGTTAGTGTACAGGAAGAAGCAGGAAAGGTATGTGCCTAAGGAAGGTGACTTGGTATCATACTTGGGAATTGATATTGTATCTCCTACCGAAACAGTTGCAAGTCATGTAATAAAGTTATACGGGAGAGAATTTCCGATAATAATCAATGTCGGGAGTGGTGCCGGTTTTAGTTTAACTCCAATGATTAGAGTAGGTGATATAATAGAAAACTTACATCCCGCCACGACCGAAGAGACCGAAATATTCACCCGAATAATGTCCGAAAACGGATACGAGTACGACCCAGTGAAGAAGGAGGTAAGGAAGAAACGGTGGAGAGCGGAGCACGGGGAGCCATACTTGTATGTGTCAGAATGTGGCACAGTATATGAAGATAGGGAGTTTAACACTTGGTTTGATTGTTTTAGGCACAAATCAGGTAATTATTTCCGATTGTCAGAGAGTAAGGAGGCCGAGGAAGTAGCCGCAAAATTCAAGGAGATTCTGAATAATCGAAAATAATCCGGCGTAGTGTGTAGCTCAACGGTAGAGCGCTGTAGGACGGCGAAGTATTGACGCGCGCAATGGCTGTCAGGGCGGAGGTTGCCGGTTCGAGGCCGGCCACACTACCAAACTAAACAACAAAGATATGGCACGAAATCCGCAACGCGAAATCCTCGTCTACCTGCTGAAAGGAGGCAGACTTACGGTACATAAGGCATGGAGAATGTTCCACACGACGGAGCTTCGGCGCATTGTCAGCCGATTGAAGCGCAAGGGGCATCCTATTGTCGATGAATGGAAATACTCTGAGGCACAAGGTGGGGAAAAGGTCAAGTTCAAAGAGTACTACATGGCGCAGACGTCGGCAAAAGAAGGTATGTGGTCGAATATTATCCGACATTTGTTTGGATTCATGAAATAAAGTGCCTATATTTAACGGGCCCGTAGCTTAATGGTTGAAGCGGCGGCCTCATAAGCCGAAGATTGCAGGTTCAAGTCCTGTCGGGCCCACAACGTGATATTCACGTTTGTAAAAACAGTTTTATTTTTTCGCACATTTCCGTCGCCATCCGTGAGGCCCGCGACGGTTTGGAGGGTTGGCAGAGAGGCTTATTGCGGCGGTCTTGAAAACCGTTGAACGTTTCCAACGTTCCGGGGGTTCAAATCCCTCACCCTCCGCAACCCCTTTTGGATTGTGTGTTTGGTAAGTAGGACGACGATGACGTATGGGATTTACGCATTTGGATATGCGGTGGCAAAGCGGAAAAGACGCTTGACTTCATCGGACAGGTGACACGAAAACCAATGACGGCCCGGAAAGACGGGCATTTGGGTCTTTTGTTGGAAAGCCGGTAGGGGTTTTCACTTGCCTTCCCCTGCTGGTCCCAGGTTCGATTCCGGGAGGCCCGCACATTGAACCGTGGTGTAATGGTAACACGTCAGATTTTGGTTCTGAAATTCCGGGTTCGACTCCCGGCAGTTCAACAACATGGGAGCGTAGTTCAAGGGTAGAATAGCGGTCTCCAAAACCGCGGATGGGAGTTCGATTCTCTCCGCTTCTGCAATATATCCGGCCATATATGGCCGAGAATATTCATTTGCTTATGAGTAAGAAATACAATCAAGCAGATATTGAATTTGTGAGGCAGAATTACGCCAACATGTCGAATGACGATATTGCCTTGCATATCAACCGAACGAATGAGTGTGTGCGCAAGTTAGCGGGCAGATTGGGCCTTAAGAAGTCACGTGAGCACATAGCAAAGGTCAAGTCGCAGGCTGGCTCGATACAGTTTATTGTGTTTGAGGGGCATTCTCGTGTTTTTGAAGGCATAGGCAAGGCCGCCGCGGTATTTTGCGGTTGTGCGGCAAGTTCGATAACACTATCGGCACAAAGCGGCAAGCCCTTAAGGGGTAAATACGTCGTGGTATATGCCCACGATAAAAAATCCATCGACGACATTGTGCGTAGGCATACGCGCGCCATAACGGAGACTATGGATTGGCCTTTGTGGTTCTTTAAGGCGGGTGTTGCGCCGTCATACGCCAAGTTTTATGACGGCAGCAGCCATCATAAATGACTCGATAAATACTTACACACATATATGAGGTTGGTGGATATTGACGTCGGGGCCATGAAGGTTCCCTCGGAGTGGTATCGAGGTTCGTCAGCGAAAGACTTTCGCAGGCGGACTTTTCTCACGTGGGCCGTCATGAATGCCGAGATGGAGGACTGTGAGATCAACGGAATACATGTTTCGAGGGGGCAACTGTTGACCTCTTTGCGGCAAATTTCAGCCCAAACCGGCATGTCAATTCAGACAGTACGCACAACATTGAAAGAATTACAAGATTTTATTGCACTAACACACGTGGTAACACACGAGGTAACACACGGAGGCATCCTTGTAACTATCTGTGATTATGATAATTACGCTATGCCAAAAAATGGCACTAACACACGAGGTAACACACGGACTAACACACGTACTTCAAGTAATACTTTAGGTAAAACGAACAGGAAAGACAGAACAAAATTGTCCGAAAGTTCCACTAATGATGCAGATGTTTCGGGTGTTGTGGTTTCAGATGTTGAGGATGCGAAGGTTTTGACATGGCGTGACGACTACGATGTGTACATGAATGACCTTCGGAGGGCATACATACAGCTCACGAAAGACGCTGACTGGCTTTCGGAGCGCCGGAGGTTCAATCCGGGGGTGGACATACTTTTGACTTTGGAGAAGGCCTGCAAGGAGTTTTGGGCCACGCCTGCCGGGTGGGAGCATAAGAAGAAGAGCCGGACAAAGGATATAGATTGGAAGGCTACGTTTAACATGGCAATATCAATGAAAAACAATAAAGTTTATGAGCGATTTGAAAGACAAAGCGGAAATTACAGAGTATCGGGGGGATTGTCAGCTGACGAGGTTGCCTTCCTTGAACACGTCGCCAATGGCACTTATACGCCCTACGGAGGCGAGGGCGGCATGCGGTAAGTTGACCACGGCTGTTGCGTGTGCAAATTCGGGCCTTTCAGCCCTTTCGGCGCTGAAAAAGGCGCATGGAGAACAAAAGGTCATGGCCTGCCTTGCCTTGTGGATAAATGACTTGCAGTCGTTTCTGAATATCTCGGCGAAGATGAATGCTCCGCAGATCATGGAGACCTGCGCGATGATTATGGACGACTTCTATTTCCTCAACCTTGCAGATGTAAGGCTGGTTATGTCGAGGGCCAAGAAAGGCGAGTACGGGCAGTTGTACGGGCGTATTGACGGGCAGATCATATACCAATGGTTTGCCGAGTATTTCGAGGAGCGCAGCCGGGCATGTTCGGAGGAATCCATACATGAGGCCGAGCGTGCCAATTCCAGCGTGAGGAAGGTCACGGATGAAGAGCGTGAAAAGATAATCAAGATGCTTTATGAGAACAAGAAAGGTAGCAATAACGTCGGTAAATAGCCGCGACATACGGCTTGACGATGATTCCGACGTGCTGATGATGAGACCCATGCGGAAAATGACCCATGTGTCGGTTGTGGAGTGCCCGTTGAGCGGGCAGATGACGCTGGTAGATCGTTGTGCCCGGTGCGAGAGGTTTATTCGTATCTCTGACGATACTGAAAATGTGAGTGTTGAGTGCAATGCGTAAAAAAAATATGCCTTGCGCTTGATTTTTTCAAAACTATGACTTACCTTTGTGAATAGCAACGCGATGATAATTTTGAATTAAAATAAAACGATATATTTTACGTCCCTTATTGCTTTCGCGTTGCATAAAGAAGTGATAAGGGGCTTCTATTTTTATGAGGTATGAATCAGTTGCTTTGCATATCGTCGAGTTTAGCAAGCGAGGCCGTACACTCGAAAGAGCGGCTGGAGTCGCTGGCTTTTGCGGTATGTGTCAAGCGAACGTTCATATCCTCAACCATCAAAAAAGCCACTACGCGCCGATGTAAGGACATTTTCGGCATCGGCTCGACACGTATGTGCCGAATCATCCGAAATGGCCTTAAATACGGCTATCTGCGCCGTGACGGGGATTCCCTTGTCGCACTCCCGGTGCGTGGCGAAAAGGAGTTCAACATCCGAATTGAAAGCGAGCTTCTGACGTTCTCCCGGACACGCCGGGCCGAATGTCAATACAAGCTCAAAGATATTGCCGACGCTATCCGTAAGGCGGCGTTGCTCTACCACATCAGCAAGCAGACATCCTGCGTCGATACGACAAAAAAGGCAAGAGGCGTATATGGCTACAAGCCTATGCGCAACGCTTTGCGTAAAATCAAAAGTATGCGATGCTCCGGAGAGGCTTACGAAGGGTTGAGCAACCGCCGTATCATGAATATCGTCGGTACGGGGCTGAATAAGGCCCGAAATTTAGTCCGAAACCTCGTGGACGGCAAATTGGTCGTAAAACACGAAAGATACGCCAAAACAGCCTTAAAAGCGAAAGATTTCAGTATCGAGGAAAATGTTGTGGCGGCAAAGTTCGGATTATATGGATTCATGTTCCCGAAAAACGGGAGCGTGTATCTCAGATTGTCGAATGCGTATGAATATGTCGGAGATTCTATTGTGTATGTTCGTTGATTTTTATGCCGTGTTCCCAAAAAAGAACACTAAATTAAGGCAAGTAACGTGTGTGCACATGACGGGTGCAAAAACAGAGAAAATGGCTCAAAACCATGTTGTGAATATCATCGACCCCCTCGGACCACGATTTTTCGCACTTCGACACGCCGCTGGCAACAGATATTGAGTACAATTATTGAACTTATAACAACTTATAAACCTATTCTTATGGAAAACACTATCAAACCAAAGCGCCCGCGCATTGTCCGGGCCGGAAATCCGGTAATAGAGGATGAGCATCCCGTGCGTCCGCGTTTCACGAAGTTCGACGACAACACCGGAAGAAAGTTCGATCGCAAGCCCGACCGTGATCCTCTTATCAAGGAATACATCCGCTTCGCCAAGACCATCAGCAATGCCGAGACGTTCTACCTTCACTTCATGTGCTTCGTGAACCTCATGCGGGACGCCAAAATCCCATATCTGAGCCTCAAGAAGTTCAAGATATACCTTTATATGAAGAAGTATGTCCGAAGCAACGTGGAGCACGTCATGGAGCTTACGGATGCCGGACGTGACACCGGATACTTTTTCATTGAGTACACCATCACGACGAAGATGGACGGGACACACGACACTGAAGCTGAACTTCACCTTACCGGGAAAGGATTTTTCTACTACATGACCATGTGCATGAACGGCAAGCTGATGAAGGAGTACATTCAGCTGCTCCATTACTACCACAACGACGATCTGCTCGAAGAGGAACGCAAACTCGGATTTTTGGACGAGAATGATGAGTTTATCGGGAATAAGGAAGAAAATATGTAGACATGAGCTATCTCGATAAAAAAATCAAACAGAGCATCCGGCTACTCCAGCACCTCGGAGATACTGAGGTCGAGTTGAGCTATTCGGGAGGTAAGGACAGTGATGTTATACTTGCGCTGGCAAAGATGGCCGGGATCAACTATCGGGCCATTTACAAGAACACGACTATTGATCCTCCCGGAACCGTTGCCCACTGCAAAGAAAACGGCGTGGAAATAGTGAAGCCGAAGAAGACGTTTTTTGAACTAATACAGAATAGAGGCTTTCCTACCCGTCGTGCTCGATTTTGCTGCGACGAGTTGAAGGAGTACAAGATACTTGACAACTCTATTCAAGGCATAAGACGATCTGAGAGTACCAAGCGGGCTGAGTTATACAAAGAGCCAGTTATATGCCGCATATATGGGTCGAAGAAGAACCACGTTAATGTGTATTTACCTATCCTGGAATGGACGGATGAAGATGTCAAGAATTTTATTACTCACTACGGCATCAAGTGTCACCAGCTATACTACGATGAGAACGGAGAGTTCTGCGTAAACAGACGACTTGGATGTATAGGATGCCCACTTTCATCCGACAATGGACTTTCAGAGTTCAAAAAATATCCTAAACTCGTTCGTCAATGGATTAGGGCTGGACAGATATGGTGGAATAAGGAAAGAGAGAAAGAATTGAAAAGTAAAGAAAAATATTTAGACGTTTATGAACTTTTCATGAACGATGTGTTTTTTGATAGTTACCAAGAGTTTGCATTGGCCCGTGACGGCATGTTCGGGCGCATGAACTGCAAAGAAAAACTGGAGGAGTATTTTGGAATTGAGCTATGACGCCTCGTGATTTTTTCGACAAAGTGTCCCGCATGCGTGCGGCACAGAAGGAGTATTTCCGTACTCGATCGGGCCGAGCGTTGACCGAAAGCAAAAGATTGGAAAAGGAGATCGACGCCGAAATCGAGCGTGTCAACAAGGTAATGGCCGACAAACAAAACCCGAAAGTACAATTTTGAAATATGGCACTTAAACTCCTCTACATCGACCTGTTTTGCGGAGCCGGAGGCACCTCGACGGGGGTCGAGCGGGCACGTATATACGGGCAGAAGTGCGCCCGGGTGATCGCCTGCGTGAACCACGATGCCAACGCGATCCTGTCGCACGCTGCCAACCATCCGCACACCCGTCACTTCACCGAGGACATCCGCACGCTCGACCTCGGACCCATGAAGGTGCACACGACCGTCGAGCGCATGAAGAACCCCGATGCGAAGCTCGTGCTTTGGCCGTCTCCAAAGCGGGATATGTGTATGAATGCGAGATTAAGATAAGCCATGCGGATTTTCTGAATGAGGCAGCGCATAAGGCCGATAAAATGCGGATATTGTCTGGAGAGCAGATGACTATTAGCCAATATTATCGGTCTGAGCAATTCGATATTAAGAATGGTAATGAGCTGATGCCAAAACCAAACTATTTTTGGTATGTATGTCCGGAAGGTGTTATTTCAGAGGACGAATGCCCGGAGTTCGCAGGCTTGGTGTATATAACTGATGCGGGAACGTTCCGATACATAAAGGCGGCCCCATGCCTCCACAAAATTAAATACGATGCACAAGCCGATTTACTACGACGGGATATGCGGGATAAATTCTACTATGCGATGTGGAATTGGATTCGCCGATATTGGCGAAATGTAGGCAAAGCAAAAGATATTTCCCCGCAGACCATTGCCGCATACGAATGGGCGTTGGATAAGAAAGACGACGAGATAGCAGATCTCAAGCAACAAATAGCCGATTTAATGTCTAACAAAAATGATGTAGTATGACCTTCAAAGTAATCGGAACAGGTAGCAGCGGAAACTGCTACCTTTTATGTGGGCGCCATGAGACGTTGATCGTCGAGGCAGGGGTGAAGTTCATAGAGGTAAAAAAGGCTCTAAACTTCGACCTATCCAACATCGTCGGATGTGTATGCTCCCATGAGCACCTTGACCATGCCAAATACGTCTCCGAGTTCAAGAACGCCGGAATACCCATTCTCGGATGCGAGAATATCCATCCGTCAAAAGTCGTCGAGCCGGGGAAGGGATATAAGGTCGGAGGATTCCGCATAATGCCGCTTTCCGTAGACCACGACTGCCCGTGCTTCGCCTACATTATCAGCCATGACGAAATGGGTAAGATGGTGTTCATAACGGATACAATGACCTTCAACTATGACATATCTGACGTCAATCATTTGGTCATCGAGGCCAACTACGACGATGACATCCTCAACCACAACGTAGAAACGGGCATTTTGGACCCGTCTTTGCGTAATCGGGTAGTCCAGTCCCACTTGTCGCTCGATACGGCCATAGATACGGCCAAAAGCCTATTGAACCCGCATTTGTATAACTTGATCTATGTCCACTTGTCCGGCGGAAACAGCGACGTTGAGACTTTCATTACCAAGACGCGCCGACAACTGGGAATGACGCCTATAATCGCTAAAAAAGGACTTTGTGTAGATTTATAGACAAAAATTTGGATATTATAAAAACTTGTTGTAACTTTGAAACATCAAAGTAAACCTAAAAACAATAAATTATGGATTTCATTGGAAAGAAAGTCATCGTAAGAGGTGACCGTAGTGGCGTATTTTTCGGGACGCTGAAAGAGAAAGAATGTCGCGAAGTTGTACTGACAAATTGCCGCAGATTGTGGTATTGGGAAGGCGCTGCAAGCCTTTCACAGCTGGCCGCAGAAGGAACTACCAATCCGGGTGGATGTAAGTTTACCATGAAAGTTGATGAGATTGGCATTCTTGATGCCATCGAGATCATTCCTTGTACTGAAAAGGCTATTAATTCCATCGAAAAAGTCGTAGTATGGAAGAGATAATTGATCGGTTCTTATCTGTGAGCTACGGCTACGGCTACGGCTACGGCTACGGCTCCGGCTACGGCTCCGGCGACGGCTCCGGCGACGGCTCCGGCGACGGTATCAAGTCATTGAACGGCCAAAAAATATACGAGATAGACGGAGTTCAAACCATCATATCGTCTGTAAGAGGTAATGTCGCAAAAGGATTTATTCTGCAAAATGACCTTACTCTTACCCCGTGTTTCATAGTCAAAGAAAGCGACAAGTTTGCACACGGAGAAACGTTGCATGAAGCCTTTGAATCGTTGCAGGAAAAACTGTACGACAACAGCACGGAGGAGGAGCGTATATCCAAGTTCAAAGAACATTTCACGGACTTCAACAAGAAGTATAAGGCCAAAGAACTATTCACGTGGCATCATATCCTTACGGGAAGCTGTAAGGCTGGAAGAATGTCCTTTTGCAAAGACCACGGTATAGACGTTGATAACGATGAATATACCGTATACGAGTTCATAAGCATAACCAAAGACGCTTATGGAGGCAGTATTATATCCAAACTTTTATAATAAAAAAAGAACAAAATGAAATTACAAGGAAGCATTGACCTCATGAAGCTCGACGGGGCTACGGTGACGATGATCCGCGGTCGCAACTACGTCGCAATACCCATCGACATGAACGACATCTACATGAAAAACAGCGGGGCTTACCTTATGCTCAACATTTACGAACGCAAGGCGGTAGGACGTTACGGAGAGACACATACCATAAAGCAGGGTTTCAGCCGGGGTTTCATCGAGCGTATGGGACAAGCGGCTATCAAGGACAAACCGTTCCTCGGGGGATTGAAGCCTATGGCCAACTACAACTCCGAGCGTGCAGCACCGGAATATCCGCAGACAAGCCAATACGGAGGCTATGACAACCAACGTGCAGGCATGGGTGCAAACAATCAGAATACCCAGCCGTACACCATCAACGACGACGACCTGCCGTTCTGACGGATTTACCAACACCTAACAAGCAATAAACATGGAAGAGATCAAAACCAAAGTATGCAAGCGATGCGGCAAGGAAGCTCCTATAACGGAGTTTTCCAAGCATAAGGGATGCAAAGACGGGCATCATATTTACTGCAAGACCTGCCGAAACGAAATGGCCAAGCAGTATTACCACGACCGCAAGGCCCGCATGTCCAATAATACATCGGGGGGGGGGAACTTCAAGTGATTGTATCCGAGCCAACGACCGAAAAGGTTGTAACCCCAAGTTTGACGGTGTGACATCACGTGAACTTATCAATGAACTCAAAGATCGTGGATACAAATGGTCATCCATGTGGGTCGAGAAGGTCGAAGTTAAAAAGCAGTTTGTCAAAATCTAAAATTATACGATATGAGCGACTTTATGGTTATAGAGGTAAATAGTATTTGGGTCCGCCTTTCGGGCCGAATTTGGCGGCTCAAATACCGCATTAAGGCTAAGTTCCGCCGGATGTACGGTATGATGGTTTATGGCCAAAACAAACAGCGCATGAAGCCGCGAATTTATCGGGTAGTGATACGATAAATAGTATATTAATGGAAATTATTTTAACATGGTTTTAGGAGAAGACATACGCTTAATTCACGGTGACTGCCTTGTCGAAATGCCTAATATACCTGACAAAAGTATCGACTGCATTATTTGTGATTTACCCTATGGAACGACGGCTTGTAAGTGGGATATAGTTATTCCGTTTGATAAGTTATGGGTACAGTATAACCGTATCATTAGTGATAATGGAGTAATATGCTTGTTTGGGACAGAACCGTTTAGTTCTTATTTAAGGATGAGTAATATAGATCATTTCAAATATGATTTAATATGGGAGAAAAGTAAGGCGAGTGGATACCTAAACGCAAAAATAAGGCCGCTTGTAGCGCACGAGGTTATATCTATATTCTCTTATAATAATCATGTATATAATCCTATAATGGGATACAGGAAACCATATAACAAGGGTTATCACTTAAGAGAAACTGAAGTGTATGGGGATCAAGTTGCAACAGAAGTAAAAAGCGATGGCCAAAGATACCCTCGTAGCGTTATATATTTTAGAACAGCAGAAAGCGAAGGTAAACTTCATCCAACTCAAAAGCCAGTATCCTTAATCGAATATCTTATCAAAACATACTCGAATGAAGGTGATTTGATTCTTGACAACACGGCAGGTAGTATGACAACAGTAATAGCGGCTATCAATACAAATAGACGGTGTATCTGCATCGAAAAGGACGGCCATTACTTCGAGATAGGTAGTAAACGAGTAAAAGACCATTTGGCACAGCAAAAACTATTCTAACATGTCAGAGGACATCATAAGTTACAACGTCGGTTCAAGCGACTATGCGAAGCATAAAATCCAGCCGTGGGATATTTGGCTGGAGTATAACCTGAATCCGTGGGAGGCGGATATTGTGAAAAGAATCCTGCGGCGAAAGGAAGGTCAGTCGAGGCGCGAAGACCTTGAAAAGATCATTCACGTCGCAAAGGAGTTGATACGTCAGATTGATGAAAAAGAGGGAAAAACATCTGAATAATTTTGGATACTAAAAAAGTTTTTCTACCTTTGCATCGTAAGCCGGTTGCCGACGGCGAGTGAAAGATATAACCTTCGAGAGTAGATTCCCGTGACGGCAATCATGGGAATCGAAAACGAAGGATTTTTTATTAATACAGTCATGAACAAAGAAATCAAAATTGAGATTAAAAATCGTTGGACGGGCAGAGTGTTGTTCGAGTATTCAAGCGAAGATAACACTATGACAAAAACAGTTGAAGTAGCCGTATCACGCGATGCCAACCTGCGCGGTGCCGACCTGTGCG